CCGGTCTTAGTAGCATAATACTTAAATGACACGAAGAAGCTTACAATAAACTAACTACAATTTACGAGCTACTCGAGAGGGACGAGGAACTCGTCACGTAATCCGTCTAAAGTCAATGCATCAACTGGGATTCTATATATTTTTCCTCCTGGAGTCTGAATATCGATAGAGGATTTCTGAGACCCACTAACAGCAGCAAGGTATAGAGTTTCACCCGTCGATGGATCTTTTACAGATTCAACATCCCTCGACTCATTGAAGCCAATAATATTGAGCGTCAAAAAATTCTTCAGAGAATTCTCCATGAAGAACAGTACGACTCATTCAGATAGACTTCGGAAGACTCGATGCTATTCCAAGAACGAGTTTTCGATTCTCAGGAGATAAGCCAATATATAACGAAATAAGTCGAACGGCGTTCTCTCGCTCTTCCACCGGTAAACTCGATATAGAGGCAATGAAATCAGGAGACGAAGCGGAAGGCCTTCTCGGAGGCTTAGGAGGAGGTTGTCCAGTCATCGTTCAATCATTCGAAGAGCGATCTTTCGGAACTTATTAGATGAAACAGCAGCCTTAGCAGCTTCATCACCTTTCGGTGCTGGGGTTCCTGGTGCTTTTTGCGCCCATTGATCACCATCAGGCATTTCAAAAACTACCGCCGGATAACCTTCAATCTTAATCTCACCAAAGTATTTGGCAGATTTAAGAACCTCAGACGGTAGTTCCTGAATATCCCACTTCCCATCACCTTCAAGAAAAAACGCTGGGCCGGGAACTAATTTCGGATTCAATTCCATAGAATTAGTATTGTCCCATATGAGGTGTAAAACACAAGAAGCACAAGAAGCACAGAAAAGATATATTAAAGAGTGGCGAAATAAAAACCGACAACATAGAATTGAGACTGACAGAAAATGGAAAAAAGCTAATTCCAATAAAATTAAGGCTTATGCTAGAAAAAATAAAACTGGATGGTCCCAAAAAGACTTTGATGAAGCATGGCTTAGACAAAAAGGACGGTGTGAAATATGTGGGGTAGAAATGGAGAAAACTGGATCTAAAAAAGATTCAGTTTGTGCTGATCATGATCATAAGACCAAGAAAATACGGGGGCTATTATGCCTAACGTGTAATCTTGGTCTCGGATTCTTTGAAAAATATAGTTCAGAGTGTTTAATGTATTTAAAGAAATATGAAACTTACTCGCCCTTACCCTGATGACCTTTACCACGCTGGGCAAAGTTATAAGTCTCAGGGCTATTCATTTTGCCACCGCTATATAAAGCGTGAACGGCCTTCTCAATAGCCTCGAGGGGTTTATCAAGATCTTGAACCGTATCGACTTCAGCAAAAATACCAGCAGTCTTCTTAAAAACTGCAGCCAATTTCGGACGGAGTGCAGCATTCTGAGGACGAGAAGCAATCGTCCAAGCTTTCTCTAAACCAGCAAGAATCTCGTACATCCGTCGATAATTCGAAGCTGGAAGTGCTGCCGCTGCCTTGAGCGTAGTGATTTGAGCGCCAATAGCTTCAATATCATCCTTCATGGATTGGGCGCCCCAAGGACTCGATTTATCTTCTGAAGCTTGTTCTTTCAGAAGCTTAGCGTTCGCCTCGAGTTCCGCCACCGTTCTACCGACCGCCTCATCAAGAGGATCCATGGCAGCAAGTTGACGGCTCGTAGCGATTATGGTATCGGTGGCAAGTTGACGGCTCATGCTTAAATCCTCTCCGAACATACGTATCAAGAGTCCAATGATGGTTGATTAGCGCCATCTTCAATCATGAAATGGTGCTTCTTTGCTTTCAAACCAATTCGGTAGTTCTTCAGAACCTGGTTGGCAGCAGTAATAAGATCATCTGAACACATTAAAACAAAGCCGGAAGAAGACCTTCCGTCAGCAGTTGCGCGAATTACTGCGGCTTTGGCGAGTTCTTTGACATAATCACCAGTAAAACCATGACAGAGATCGATGACAGTCTTGATAGTATCTGCCGTGACACTATCGTCAGGTTTTACGTTTAGATCCGAAAGGAAATTCCGGAGCATTTGACGTCGATCAACTTCATCAGGAAGTGGGATATCAACTTTGACGCCAAATCGTCCTGGACGAGCAATGAGAGCCTCGTCCATGGAACAAACATCATTTGTTGAAGCCATAACGATGACGCCAGAATTAGCTTGGGCACCATCAAGTTGCGCCAGGAATTCATTCAAGAGAGAGGGATCACGACCAATCGAATTTCGTTCTCCGCCAAAAAGATCCATATCTTCAATGAAAATAATGCAAGGAGCAAGACTTCGAGCGGCTTCAAAAAGGGACGTCACATGTTCTGGATAAGTAATGGACTTCCCAGTGCACCAAATTCTCGTAGCAGTTCCTTCAACTTCATTTGAAGTTGCGCGAAACATTGTTGTTTTCGCCATGCCTGGTGGCGAAATGAGAATAATATTCCTATTCGGAACCATCCCAACTGAAGCTAAAACCGCCATATTCGAGAGAATGCCAACACTGTTCTCTCGAATTTCATTCTTGATATCATCCTTCAGAACTACCTCACCCCATTGAGTCGGAATGATATCGAAGAAATCAAGAACTCCACGATCAAAACTAAGACATTGTTTAAAGTAAATATCATTAGACTTCATAGAAGCATGGAGATCAGCGAAGAACCTCTCTGCTTCTAACTGTTGATCAGGCGAAGTCATTATGGTGATAGAACAACCATTACTATAGTGACAAAAGTCAAAATTAACAACGAATTTTGTACCAGTAACTTTGTTAACAATAAAGAAAGTCCCGAAAACGGGGAGGGTAGCATTTTGAGTGAAACTTATATTTATTTGCTCAGACTTAGTCCTGAAAGCTGAATAGTTCTTCAAGGACTCTTTATATGCATAATCATCAAGGAACGGCACTATCTCATATGCAGCTCCTGGATTAGAAAAGTTAATGAATAATCTTGAGAAGGCCCAAGCATTCAAGCTTTTCTTATAGGCAGGATAAGTGTGAGTCACACTAAGGCAGTGATGAATATCACAACCAAGCCATAGTTCCTTAATATGACTTTCAAGATCATCAGGAACATATACTCGGTTCAATTGAGATCTCTTTTGAATCTCATCGATTTTAGCGAAGTAACTATCGAGTAAATAATTAACGATATTAGCAGGACCAGGCGGAAGTTTATAAGCTCCCGGCTGAAGTATCCCGAGATATGTAGCTACTCGATGAGAAAGACTCATGTCGAAAATCTCCAAAAACAAGCCTATTAAGGCTTCTACGTAAATTAAACAGTCTGAACCCTACCAAAATAAGTGAAGAATAAACCGAAAATAAGATCCAAGTACATGAGACTTCGGATGACTGATGAACTCTCAAAATTATTGAGAAACTTACCGATAACATCCGTGGTTGAATCGCAGGTCGGAAACCATGTCTATTTAGGACACGGAATTATACGAACTGGGTTATTAACATATCCGGCTACAATTCGAGTCTTCTTAACTGGTGAAGGAAAATTAGTAGCTTCCGTAAAATCAGAAGCGGCTAAAATTGATATTGAACAATTCTTTACCACCGAAGAAGAAAGAGAGCAGTTCCCGAAAGTGGTGGGACAGATAATCCAAGCTAGTTTAAACTAGAGTAGTGGACTTTTTAAGGACACTTTAGGTAGTGTCCAATATGAACATAACGGTAGGCGTAGAAAAACTACCCAGTAATGCCAGCAACGTCGTTCAAGCCTACATTCTTTTGAATACCAATGAAATTCTCCCGAATCCATTGGTGGCTATTAACGAACAGCAGGTATTTAATCAAGTATATTCGACACTCGGATTGAATCCGAATGAATGGTTCTTGAGTCAGATTACGCTCTCACAAGTTACAGAACCATTCACAGCGTTATATGCATATTCTTTCGGAATCCGACTCGTAAAAATCGGAACAAAAGATCCGGAAGCAAATCAATTTCAAGGGCCAGTAGGACCGAAAGGTCTAAAAGGTATCAAGGGGGATATTGGTATTCAAGGGATTAGAGGGCCAACCGGTCCTCAAGGTGCCACCGGTCCTTTCGGCGGACCCCCTGGACCACCTGGAGTAACGGGATTACCAGGACCAACGGGATTCCAAGGGCCTACAGGACCTAGAGGATTCCAAGGATCACCTGGTCAAACAGGACCTGCGGGAGGACAAGGAGCAACCGGTCCTCGAGGGATTCAAGGGATTCAAGGGATTCAAGGGCCTACCGGTCCTTTTGGACCCACTGGTGCTGGAGTGGCTGGACCACCTGGACCAACTGGTCCTAACGGGAAAGGATTTGCTCCTGGAGGGAGATTCAGAAACGATCTTATGATTGCTGCTGGTGTAACCAACATGGCAGCTGCTACGATAGCTGCTGGTGGACAAGCACTAAACCCAAGCGATTATCAATTATCAGGCGCAGTAACTGTCATTAGGGCATCAGCGATTGCCTTAAGATCGGGTACCGGAACTGGATCTATTACTATCAGAAATATCACTGATAGTACTACCGTTACAGTTATTCCAGTCGGAAATAATACAAAATCAAAATTTGTTTCGCCAACATTATCTCTACCTCTAGCTCAAAAAGTATATGAAATCATAGTCGATCGTGGGACATCAGCAGGACTTGGTGTTGCTTATGTCGGATTTGAAATAGATCGACAATTCTAATTAGAAATCATATATTTAATAAAATAATTCGTGCTTTCAAAATAATTATATTAATAAATACAGATTTGCCGTGGTTTCCATTTCCGAAAACCACGGCAAATCTTAAACGCGATCAGATTCTAATGCGAACCTGAAGAACCGATACCACGTATTCAAGTGGGAATACTGGAACGTAAATCGATTCCGTCCTCATAATGGTCGGATCATTCTCATCTACGCTAACCGAAATACCAGCAACCTTCGAAACGATTTGCTGATCAATGAGCGTTGAGAACATCCCAACAATCGCGTTTTCAGCTGTCTTGAGTAAGGAGCCCGTAAATTTCTGACCAATATACGGATCAAGAACTCTACGAATTGACTGCTGAACATATTGGATGGTCAAAGTAACGGACGGAGTTCTCGTGATGAGATTATCCGTTCTCGTCGTAAGACCATGGCGAATTCGCATCCCAGAATCAACTGCTTCAATGACTGAAACACCAGCCACGGCAATCTGGTTTGCCTCTGTCGGATCAAGAACGCGACCCAAACTCTTGAATCCGAAAATTTGCCGACGAGTCCAAGGGGTTGCTACGTCAATCGATGGATTACAGGAAGCACCAGCAAGTGATGCTGCCATGTAAGTACCATCAACAAGTTGATCGAACGTATTACCGTTGGTGTCTTGAATCGAAATCACATAAGAGTCAGGGTAACCGACAACCATGAGTTCCGAAATAAGACCCTGTGCAATGGACTGAACACCAAGAGGGTTCGTACCAGCAGCAACACCAACAATGCCGGTTCTTTCAGCAGCCTGACGAGGACTCGACATGAAAACACAGTGCTGATTCAAGTATCCAAAAATCTCTGGATCAGTCCCAAGAGGCGTGATGACATCAGGATTTACAGAACCCTGAATCGGTTTACGCTGCTCGTCAATAGCTGTAGTGAACGATCCGACACTTGCTTGAGAAGAATTCGGAGCCTTCAGAACTTGCTTCAAACCGACGAGAACCGCACCATTCAACAAAGCCATCTTTGCTGCAAGAGAAAGCGGGAAATCAGGCGTTGCAGGCCCGAAGTTCTGCTGAATTCTCTTGAGATCTCGGAAAAGCTGAGTTGAAAGATCCGTCTTGGCGTACTGGTAGCTGGTGTAGTAAATGTCACCAACTGCCGGTTCGTTTCCACCTCTTGCGTAGGTTGAAACTAGAGCCGTAGTTCCAATACCCATATTCAGGGTGTTGTAAACTGTCATCTCGAGTCCAGCGAGTTCCTTTACTGGAATCGAAGCGTCAGCCGTAAACGTCGAATCAACAATCAACTTGAACGAGCCACCATTCGCGTAATCACCAGCTGCTGCTGGGAGAACTGTGAATCTGAGACCAGTCTTCGCATCCGTGTAAGTCTGACCGGGGGTACCCGTTCCAGACGATCCATTTGGACTTGAACTTGCAACCTGGAATCCAGATTGAGCAGCTTCCCCGACGTCACCACTAGTACCGGGAACGATCCCAATATTAGTATCAGACATGAAGGTCGTATTGGAAACGGCCGTAAATGAAAGTGTTGACGTTGAGCCTTCCGAGAGTGAATCGATTCTCAAGAAACCGCCAAGACCGGAAGCTTGAACTCTCCAAGCTGCTGCAAGAGCATTGAATCCAGTATTAGCGTTCAAAGCTGCTGCAATAATTCCAGCTGTCGGTTGAGTTCTGGTAGCTGAAGCTCCTGACGAGAAACCAAGAACTAGATTCGCAGTTCCAAGTGTTGAGATACCGATCATTGAAGAAACAGTATTTGTCAACGATTTAAGAATGATGAATCCAGCATTGATCCCAAGTCCAACTGAAGCCACTGGCTCGTAATTCAATGCAGTTACAACATCGACTATGTCCGCAATCATGTGAACAGAGTCAAAAGTAACGACAATAGAATTGATCGTATCGGCAGCAAGATGGACGTAGTTAACCGCTGCAACGACAACAACGTGAGTTGTATCAGCAACATAATGTCGGAAAATAAGAGTTGCAGTAACAACGTTGGTTATGTCAGCACTCGAGTGAACAGGACCGGCAGTTAATACTCGGTGAGCTTCGTAAGAAGCTCTGGCAGCTTCAAGGAATGTAACAGCTGTCGGAAGATCAATCGGTGCTGCCAGAACGATCGGATTCACCGCATCTGCATTCGTATGCGATATCAGCTGCGCATAGTGAGCGTTAAGCGTTGTTCTGATATCACCACACAAAACTAGCAAACTCGGTAGATTTGTAGCAGCAGGAGCAGTGATTGCGTTAGTTACATCCGGAGTTGCGTTGTGAGCAACACCATCAGCAGCATGCAACGTATACTCAGTAGCGATATTATTCGCTAGAGCATTAGAAGAGACAAGAGCCTCACCTAATATCCTATGAGCATTATAGGAAGTAGCTGCTACATTCAGGAAAGCCAGAGCTGTCGGAAGATCAACCGGTGCTATCGGAACGATCGGGTTAACTGCATCCGCATCATGATGTGACGTCAGGAAAGCATAATGAGCATTGAGCTTTGCCCTAAGGTCAGCACACAAAGCGAGCAGTGTCGGCAAATCGGTAGCAGGTGGTGCTACGATCGTATTAACAACATCGGCAGCCAAATGAGAAGCAACATCGGCAGCATGCAATGCATACTCAGTAGCAATATTATTCGCTAAAGTATTGGCATAGGTAAGACCACTCGCCAATACTCGGTGAGCATTGTAAGAAGCGGCAGCCGTGTTTAGGAACGTAATTGCTGTCGATAGATCAACCGGTGCTACCAGCACAATCGGGTTGACTGCATCAGCTATCCCGTGTGACGCCAGGAGAGCGTAATGAGCGTTGAATTTAGCGCGGATATCCGCACATAGAATCAACAAGCTCGGAAGATCTGTTGCAGCTGGACCAAGAGTGTTAACAGCATCAGCAGCGAGATGAACTGAACCGGCAGTACCGATATGAGCAGTATATCTCGTTCTGAGAGTGTTTGCCAACGTGATAGTGGATGCAAGATCCTCAGCTAGCACCCGGTGAGCTTCGTAAGAAGCTTTAGCGCTAAAGAGGAACTTCATCGCACTCGAAAGATCCGTAGGCGTCGTTGCCGTAATTATGTTAGCCGCATCGGCTATCGAATGAGCCGTCAGGAAAGCATAGTGAGCATTAAGTTTAGCCTTAATGTCAGCACACAGAACTAACAAGCTCGGAAGATCCGTCGCGGCTGCACCAAGAGTGTTGACAACATCGGAGGCAATATGAACCGCAATGTTAACTCGATGCGCTTCATATTCAGTTCTGATCTGATTCGCTAAGGTAACAGCGGCAGCAAGAGCGGCAGCTTTTACCGTATCGGAAGCAGTAGAAACAAAACCAGCATTGATGTACTCAACAACTTCCGTTGTCAGAACTGTGCTTCCGGAGGGAAGAACAGCTGAGTAATCCTGTCCATCAACATTGAACAAGAAGAGATCATCTACGCTTGCCGTGATATTGAACGTTCCAATCTTCGTCCCAACCATCATAGCTGGTTGATTCAAAGCATTGTAACTACCGAGACTCTCAAGATTTGAAGCTAAACCAAGGAGAGGAGCGGCATTCGTCTCACCAGCAGCTGTTGGAGAAAGAACTTTGACATTCGCCAGATATCCATTCGTTGCACTAGGAAGATTCCTACCGCGAATACGAAGGATGCTCTGAGAACCATAAGCGACAACAGACGCTAGGTTGTTCGCTAATGTAGAGAAGAAAGTTCCAGTACCATCAGCATGGACCTGAGTATCGGCATCGATCACAGCATTGATCGCAAGAACAACTGCAGCAATGTTCGCCACCCCACCAACGTCAACGTTTATGTTAACACCGTCAATCTGCAAAACAAGGTGTGCAGAAGCTGGAAGTGGGAACGGAGTGGTGTCAATTGGCTGCGAGAATAATTGAGCACGGAATGCTGTTGATAGATTAACAGTAACAGCCGGGTTACCATCTACAACAATCCCACCAAATTGCTGGGTAGCTGTGTAGATGTCATAAGGCTCTGCATTCGCATTCGAAAACGAAGCATGAGTAGCCGGTAAAAGAGACGTAAGGAACGTCACAGTAACCGTCTCTGAAACTGGAGAACCACCATAGTGGATGGCATCCGACACGCTTTCGACGCCACTCGGCCATTGAACAATCTGTGGCAACGAACTCTTCGTCCCGAATTTCACTCCATAGAGAGGAGCGTTATTATTCAGTTGAGAAGTAACAGTGTACTTACCAACTCCACTCGGTCCGGGAGTGATTACACTCAGTGTGTAAACATCATCCTGAATTCTGTTGTACCAGAATGTAGCAAATGCTTTCAAATCCGCAGGAACTGGACTCTTCAAAACGAAGGTATTCGTTGAAGAATCAACTGCAGCTACGGTAACCGGAGGACGGAGATATGCATCTCTGAAAGTCTTACCGACATACACAATGACAAGATCTGGTCTGTTTGTGGGCAGATCGATCCTATTGTTGGTAACAGTTTGGTAAAGACTTGAACCGAGCGGCGTATCACGACCATTTCCAGTCGTTGGTTTCAACGGAAGAGTGAACTTGATCGTAGAAACCGCATTTGTCGTCGGATCAGTGTATCTCGAACATTCAACACCAAAAATTCGATCATCGACAAGCATGCCGACAACCTGAGTTGAATCGAACGAAGAAGATCCATTAGTTTCACCAGCGGAAACCTGCCAGGCAGTTCCCCAGAGAATCTTCGATTGGTCACCTTCATTAGAAATAATGAAATCTGGACCATTGAAGAAATCACGGCGTCCAGGCGAGATACCGACATTCCCAACCGAAACAATATTCGAATTTGGGAGATAGTCAAAAGTGTCCTGCCAGGTATTAAACCAATACTGGATTGTTACCGAAGAACCGTCAGAAGGTGCAGAAGCCAAAGTTACGGCTTGATTGGCACCGTCAACAGATATCGGAATAACCTGAAGACCATTGACAAGGACCACAACTTTCGAAGTATCAGTAGTGGTAATACCGCCATCAGATCCATCAACGATAGGACCATTGAAAACGCGGAATGTAGCATTACGATTGGTGTAATCACCGGGATTATAACCAAGAATGCCATTAGCTGTTCCAGCACCGATCTTCACGTTGCCAGCAGCAACGAGTTGAATGTGACTGAAACCCTGATTATCGATATGGACCGCCGCACCAAGACCATTGACTGCTGCAGCAAGAATGTCGCTCGCAATATCATGCGATGAACGAGTTCCTGGAGTCAGGGTGATTTGTACTGAAGCGGTGGCATCATTGACGTAAACTTCAAGAACGTCATTTACGCCAAGTTGAATGTCATAATTTTCAGCTTTGGGAGCTACGAGAATCGCCGCACCCGTGGTGACCTGAGACGAAACGACGTCTGTTACTCTCGTATCTTTACGATGGAAGTAATAGTTAACAGAAACGACATCGAGAGGGCCAGGCGGAACTAGAAGTGAGATGATGCCATTCGCGCCATCAACTTGAGCAACAACAACTTGTTGATTGTTGACGCTAACGGAAACCTTCGAAACATCGTAAGTTGTTCGACCGACGCCTTCGCCGTCAACAATAGGATAATTCCGAACGCGGAGCTGAGAACGATTACCGTCCTGAGTACCGGTAATAGGATTATTTGGAGAGCCTCCAATGATCCATCTTCCTGTCGGGTCTTCCCCGAATATCGGAGTATCGGCAAAGCTGCTCGATCCTCGAATCATTTCGATATCAGTTTGAGTCAGCGTTTCCTGGCCAACTCCAATGAGTACAGGAACTCGGAGCCCTCCAAGAAGTTGTCCAACAATGGGTTCCACAACAGTCTGGGTGTAGACTCCGGGAGGCGCGTAGGTAGTGAATGGTCCGATGGGCATCTCAGTTCCTCTTGCTCGAAAAGAGATTTAAAGTCTTGGTATCAATATGGCTCTTGATAAGAGCTCAATCAGTTCAGGTATCCATACTTGTATCAGTATTCGGACTGAACTAACTGAACATGAAGAGCTTAATGTTTAACCAAGAACTCCATCGGATTATGAATTTATGAGTTCCTTGCTTTTTTGAAAGTTTTTAAACCAGTTTCACGAGCTGATAAGATACTCTGATCAGTCGGAGTCATTGTTCCATCCCTAGACTCCGTAATAGCGATGGAACCAGTTTCTCTCCTCATCTTATCTCGAGCTTCCTTCTTTTTACCAAAACTCTTCCATTTTCTGTTTGCGGATCTCCCGATGGCTTTATCAAGAGAAGGATAGTCGAGATCATGAGAGCCTGATGAAGACCGTCCACTAGTCGGATCACTGCCAGCCGGACCCTTAAAGGTGAAATTCGTAACTGAAGGGATTTTTGGACATATAGCCCCGCAGTTAGGACATGGATGCTCTTTAGAATAGAGTTTAATCTCTTCAGTCGAGATCAAGAGATCGTCAAAAGTAGCATCACAAGCCTTACAGAAATATTCATAGCTCGGCATCGTAAGAGAACGATACTATCTAATTCTCTCAAAGCTTATATTTTTACCTTTGACCGAGGCTATGCCGGAAAGCTCTCCGCGATTTGCCATAGCTCGAATTAAATCAGCTGAATACTGACCAGTAAGAAAACCTTCTTTAACTTCTTCTGTATGAGAAGTAATCTCAGAACGAAAGATTTCAACAGGAAGAGGAATATAGATCTCCCAATCTACCCTAAAACTAACTGACACAGTTCCATCATAAAAATAATCGTCTATTTCTGAAACATATACTTCTTCACTTTCACCACCAGGTGAAACGTCAATAAGTTCTAACCCGTCATAACCTAAAGCATTTTGATGTTCAAGAATTTTAACGACTATATAATCAACAAGTTTTTCTCTATCTTCTGGATCTTTAGAGAAGACTACTAGATCAAAGTTTACTTCAAATTTCCCACCATATACATCAGCAACTTCACTTCTAGTCTCACCAACAACAACAGCTAACTTATCACATTTTTCTGCTCTATCACCGAAAGCAATAATTGATCCAGGAATTGAAGTATAGTCAGCCGCATCAAGATTAAAATAATGGGGTCCTTGTTTTAAGACAGAATATCGATAGTCCGCATATATATTTGCGTCAATAGGAATAGGTTTCAAAAATGTAACTATTCCTGTTAAATAATCAACAGAGAAATCAACTCCTGTTAGAAGTGATCTTCTCCCATCTAACCAAAGACGAACAGATCCTGGATAAACTCCCTGATGTGAAAGCTGTGCTTCCTGTCCAAAAATGATGAGCAATTCATTCGGAACACTCAGAATAGGATCAATGAAAAATTGACCCGGAACTGACCGAGATTCGTCAGGAACTTCAGCTACTTCAATAACGTAAACACCAGGGGGACTAGGAAAGATATCACGACGAGGTGAATATTGTTCAAGAAGAGATTTATTTTCAATTACCCATTCAACAGAAGTTCCAGGAGCATTCTCAACTGGAGCTTGCATGACAAATGAAGATATTCGACCAACGTAATTGTCAGCTGAAAGTCTCACTCTATCAGCTGAAGTTCCATTAACTATAACACCACGTTGGGGTCGTTCTTTAAATGCAAACTTATTCTGAACATTATCAGAATCAGCCCTATATTTTGGATGCTCGTATAAAATCGAGCGAATCTCACGTATGAGACGTTTCTTAGTTGAATTTGTTAGCCAAAGCTGCACACTATTAAACCGTAATGAACAGTTGAACTAACGTTACACACCAATAAGATGTGAAGCTAGACGGGTCGCAACTTCATTCTTCGTTCCTGAGGTATCGATACCGGCTTGTTCAGCTTTAGTAACCAAAGCTGCCTTCGAATTTTCAGACATGAGTTTCGCTACCGTCTCTTCGAGAGTAAGAGAAGTAGAGGTGGCTACCGGCTCCGGTTCAGAAACTACTGGTTCAGGAGAAGGTTCCGGAGTTGCTATCGGAGCAGAAACTACTACTGGTTCAGGAGTAGGTTCAGAAGTTGCTACCGGGATTGCTACCGGAGCAGAAACAGGCTCTTTAGCCGCCTCATATGCTATCCCGTAGCAATGAAAAAGGACGTCTGCTTCGGTTAGAATATGAGGAAAACTTGCGAGGCCTTCGTGCTTCATGACGAAGGCCTGACATTAAAAGTCTCGGCTTATCAACCGTCGTCCATCTGACTGACAATTAGCAAACCTGTCGCTACAGCTGTCATCGGATCAACTGCGGCACGCACTTCCGAAACTTGAACTGGAAATTTCGTTCGATGCTGTTCAAATTGTTTCTTGAAAAGTTCAACGAAACCACCAGCTAGAGAAGTCCCACCGCTAATAATTACAGGAATCGGCTTTGGAACAAGAATTTCTTTCTTTACTTTATGAAAATGTTCGATAATTCCAGCAATGGAATAATCGATCAATTGTTGAACAAAGAATACGATCGCTTCTTGTTCTCGACCAACCGGGGCGTTTAAATCGATCCCACTTTCCTTAAGAGCACACATCTTTCCACGAGTAGAACCGATCGCCTTAGAGGCTCCGTCATCAATCCAATCGCCGCCTTTAGCAACGCTAAATTCAAGCGCGCTCATAGCGTTAAAAGATAAACAAACATTTGTCATTCCGGAGCCATATGAAATGCCAATACCGGAGAAATTCTCGTTAAGACATTCAGAAAAAACGATAGCCTGAGCCTCATTCACAGCTTCGCTTCTATAACCAAGCTCCCCAAGGATCTTTCCGAGAACTGCTTTATGATAGGATACATCAGATCCGATCACATCCAAAGCAGGGGCGGGAACCGAATAACAGCATTTTTCATTTGAACATCGAGGGTCTCCAAGAATTTGTTTTAGCATAAGACCGATTACTTGTTGAGCATCGATCTCACCAGCATTCAAGAGACCCCCAGACATTGGACGACGAGCTTCTCTATTAAAGAGATTGGCACAAGCAAGAGCTTCATCACCTAAAACTAATAGACGCCCGTCTAATTCTGCGAAACTAGTATTACTCAGTTTCAACATTCTTTTGTGAGCAGGATCTAAGTCAAGAAACGCATCTCTGATTCTTCTGGTTTCAATTTTCTGATCGACCTTTCGAGCAGAAACTAAATTCATGGTTCCACAATCAACAGAGCATCCGCCAAGCGTTTCTTTAGACTGAGCTTTCGCCATTTTTACCTCTGGTTACTCAAAATATATAAAATTACACCTTCAACTAAACAGCGTAATTTTCAAATTCATTGAATTTTTCAATAAATCTACGATCTTCTCCTAGCTTTTTTCAAAGCATCGACGCTCGCATCTATCCCACGATCTGATGTTTCTTCTGTCACATGGATATCATCAATATTAACATCAGGAATTATCTGTGAAGGAATAAATTGAGGAGGGGAACTAACACCACTTTGATTAAAACCAATTCCTGGAAGAGAACCTCCACCCGGAAGACCCGGCGGAATCGCCGGCATAGATGAAAGACCCCTGACATGTGCAGCAAGTACTTCTGGTGCTGGAGGGGCTGGCCTCTCTAAAAGCTCTTTGAGATTATTATTTATATCACCAAGAAGTCGGATAATACTTGAGTCATGATTCTCTGAAGGTGCGGGTAAAACCTTCGGCGTTTCTTTAAATCCTGACAACGGCCAAATTTTCACATCTTCACCAAGCTGTTGCAGGACAACCCATTTATTACGTATAGCGTTCTTTAAATCTTTAGAAGCGGAAGCGGAAGCAGTAAAAACAATAGACGTACTACCGATTCCAGCGAGATGAACACCGAGATCATCAATCGATACTGAACTAGATATAATACATTTTATGATTATTCTATCCGACATTTTTTGATACTATGGTAGAAAGTTCAGGTGAGAATTTTGTTGCTATCAATATTGTCAATTTTTTCATAAAATCACCGATTATACCCTGAAATTCATCTTGAGGCATAGTCATTTCTTCTTCGGTGACCTTGGCAGTTCTTTTTAAGGTTACGGATAATTTACCATCCTTTGTAACTCGAGCAGAACGCGGGGAAATATTAGCGATCTTTTTTGCTATTGATCTGTCAACTGCAGTGACTCGCTTATCACGAAGTTTTCTACGAGCATCCCTAGCAGGTGTCCGAGCATCCCTCTTACCACTAGTTGGGTTTAGAATACGAACAGGGCCGTTCTTTCCGATGTTATAGACAGCATCAGGTTCCGCCTCTACTGTGTCACTAATTTTTTCTTCAGTTTCTAAAGCTTTTGCAGTGATTTCATCAGTAGGAACAACTGATTCAAAATCAAGTAATATCCCAAATTCAACTTCGTGCCCTCTTACACTAGCAGATACTTCATAATCTTTAAGATATTCTGAATTGCCAAAACCGGCTTCATCAAGAATACGTTTTAATGCTACTAAACCATCTTTAGCAATCTCATTGATAATTTGATCAATATATCGATCGAGAATGGTTGTAAGGCTGGTTGATATGTTAAGCATTAGAAAAGCATTACCTCATTCACGGTTTCTTCTTCTAAAGAAAGTCGACGAAGATGAATGTTATAGCACTGTGATTCTATAGCATCATCTCCTCCTTGAAGTTTGCAATCTAAAACAACTGATATCCCGAAACTTTCTTTAAAAATAGTTCCAGGTTCATAATATCTGGTACTATTTCTTCGATGATATTCTTCACCATTCTTGACACTGAATCCCATATAATATTTTACAATTATTCAGAATTTTTCTTCGGATCATCACCGAGTCTACGAGCGATATCAATAGCGTAGTTAGCGAGAAAACCATTAGTGTAAACACCATCAGGATCAGAACTATCGCGAACTAATTCTTCAATTCGTCCTGGGGTAACTTCATCACGCATTAGCGTATAAAGAAAAGATACTAATCGACTATGAACACTAACACACCCACTTCGAGCACGAAGATCGGCATTTTCATCTGCAGAAGATTTTTTCTCAGTATCTGAATCCATTCACAACATTACTTATCTGAACAAGCTTCATTCAGATTACCGAGACAATTCTGTTTCCAGATCGGCCAAGTTTTAACTATTTCCGATGCATAAAGAAGGTGTTCAGCCAATCTGACCTGAGCATCAGTGGCTGATGTTTTCATGGGTAACTGTGGAACCTCTGAGTTCTTTATCATTAGAAATATTCACCTTCTCCGTCATCATAGGGGTAGAAGTCCCATGACCAGGGTCTATCCAACGCGTTGCAGGTGAAATCATCATCCTGGTATCAGGTAATGGAACACGATATCGTATATCTTTTTCATCAAGATGGGCGATATTGAAATGCTGTTGTAATTGATTGCCTCTATTACTAGGCATTCGAACAGGACCAATCCCGTAACGATCTCCATTCAATTTAACTATGAAATCACGTTGAGAAAGTAAAGGATTAGGACCAGTCCAAGTTTCATACGTATGAATAGCGGCTAAACCACGATTTTGACGAGTTATTGCTCTTTCGGCGTCATCGGGAGCAATAATAGTATCGTATGGACCTTCATAACCGCCAATAATACCAGTCCCATAACATGTAAGACAATCGCCAGAAGGATGACGGTGAGTATCGGAAATACATCCACAAGGTATACCAACCGCTTTTCGAATGAAAATCTTTACCCTCTCTCCACCTTGATTCAATATCCAGCGATTACGACGTATGGCTTCTCTCCAGATATAATCAAGTTTTTCAACTTCATCTCGATTTGATTCGCTACCTCTTTCAAGAGGGGTTTCTATAAGTCTTCCCGTCGAAGAATCAAGAGAGACAGTAGTTACTCGATAAAATGTGCGTTGAAAAAGATTTGTAGGGACCTCTTTCGATATATATCTATATGTAGCTAAAACAATATCGTCAGGACCAGGAAGAACTGGCGCCTTTTGAATTTGATTCGCTACGTCAAAAGTTGGGAGATGATCTATTTCAATGATTCCCTGTTCTGCGTATATAGCTTGAACATGGGCAGCCTCACCAACAGGATAAACTGAACCATCAGATAATCTTCTATAAACAATTACCTGAACGTTCAAATCAGTGCAATTAGCGTTTCCTGGCGATGGATATATGACAATAGGAGAATGCTTAGTCCTAAATGTCCACTTCAATTTAACATCATCAGGGGCACCTCTCGAGGTGAAAGCCTGAGTAACATCCTCTTGTAAAGCAAGAGTAACTTCAGTTTGGTCTCTCCAAAAAGTAGAACCTAAAGGTACAGGGTTTATCCTAAAATAAGGTCCATACTTACTATCAAAACTCCGATATATATTAACTCCAACAACACTAAGACATGTGTTAGGAGATAACTCAGTCGGACTCGTCCAACGAATATCCAATGCCCCGGGAAAAAGTGCCGAGGAAACCTGGACATTGAGTGGAGGAAGCGGCCATGCCGGGGCTATCTGCTCCAACAAATCCGGTGGGTGTCTATCAGGAGGTGCGGGCATCCTCCACTCAAACACTATTAAGAGGCGTTCAAACGAGAATCATCGGCTTCAGGCTGATCCTTAAGTTCAACAACTATAATCCCTGTTGAAGGATCAATTTTTGCGTTGAGAACTTGATTTGGATCAATACCTACTGCCTTAATCAATTCATTTAGGTTCGAAGCCCTACTACGATACATACCAGAAAGATTGGCCTTCGCAGCATCAAGATCAATGGATAACTTACCAACGGTAATAGACCATTGAATAATGGACGAATCCAAATTCATGAAATGTTGGCACTTATCTTCAGGTATTTGAAATCTTTTCTCTGACATCTTCGGACTCTACCGATCAAAGATCCAAAAAGTCACATTCAAGTCGAAGAGGTCGGATTTTCACACCTTTAGAAGATAGATTCAACTCTTTAGATACAACCGTCATAGACGATTGGATGGCTGAAAGCAGTTCAGCTTTAATTTTCTTAACCAGGGTCTTTTTATCTACTCGACCCTCAAAATTGGCAGTTATATCCAATTCAATATGACAAGCACATTCAGGTTCAGATTTAAGAATATCATCTTCTATATCTAGAAGATCTTCTGGAGGAGGGACGCGCTTCTTTTTCTTTGGCGCGCTGACTTTCTTGGTCTTTCGACGAGCAGCCTCAACATTTACGGAAGCTACTCTAGAGGCTAGATTATTCAGATCCACGACTTAATATTTAATGAACGGTCCAAAACGAAAATCGATAATTCAAATATGTATTATCGAATGTGAATATCGATCACGAAGAATTCCATCAATCAGCCGATAAGGTAAGAATATTATCAGTAAAAACCACTTTTAAATATATCCATAAGCCCAACCACTCCATGAATCTAAATTTTCTTACGAAGGTTATCCTTGAATTCAGGGGTAAACAAATAGAAAGATCTTGGAGAGGATTCGGGAATACAAGTACAGAACTAATAGACATACGTCAAGCAATCATATATCTTATTAGCGGGAACCCAAATTTGAAAGTATCAACGAATGGACCAAGAGATAGAACTATTCGATGGATATCCGTAAAATTATATCGTGAGATTAAAAGAAGAGTTGAAGCATTCAAAAAGACAAAGAAAGTGAGATGTAGACTCACCCAAATTGAAAATGAGAAATTACAAGATAAAGCATATGAAAAACTCGTAATCTCAATGAGAGAAGTGATAAGGGTTCATCCGAAAGCTTCAAAAACTGATATATTGAAAGCTTTTGCAGAAGCGACGAAGCTTGAAATCGTTCAAGACGTAATGGAATCGTAATTATATACCTAAAAATCGTCTCGGTGTAAGAGTTCCGCGTCCCACTGAAGGACCGAAAGATGACCTGATACCAACACCGAACTTCGACTGACGAAGTCCCATATAAATCTTCACAGTTTCCTTCGCAGCTGTTATATGATCAGTAAAACGACCTTGAATATCACTTGCCATCGATTGATACTTCGAGCTCTTGTCTATGGAAAGTGAAACTCCACCGATAGAGTAATCAAATTCATCGACAACCCAGTTCAAAGCGATTGCTGTAATGGCATGAACCATGGCTCCTTCAAGCAAAACAGTTCGCCAAGGTCGATGCTGACCAATAAGATCATCCAAAGACGAAAAGAACGTCATTGGTGGATACATATTTATTGAATCAAGTGAAACCTGAAGAAATTCAAGAAGCTCCGGATCTTCCCAAAGGAATCCGAATACTCGAGTAAATTGATTGATCGATTCTTCCCCTGTTGGAGGCGCGAAGTGATAATTTCGATCTGGATTATTATCACGAAGCATTATACGAAGAGCACGAATTAAATCAAACTGAACAGCAGTTATACCAGGAATAGTTACGATCTGAGTTGTGTCAGCTACTATATCGAAAGATTCATATGTTTGAACTTGAGGTGAACCTATTTTCTCCCTAAAAAACCAACGAATCGTGTAGTGACCAATATTAGCATTTCCAGGAATTATGAAACTGGCGTAATATTCACCAACAGTCGGATTAGCAGGAGCTCTATTTGTTGGAGGAAGAAGAACTTCAGTTCCAGTAGTCTTATCATATATATTATAATATATCTCAGCAGCGTTCTTCATATTCCCGCTGCGAGTCTTTAAGAACAAGGAAAGTCCATCTGAACGACCGAGCTCTTGTCCTCTTTTGAAAGTTGGCATTATTTATATTACCTCAGGCCCATTCAAAACCAAGAGAACTAAGTAAAGAACTTGCGAATTCTAGTTTCTTCTGATCATCAAATTCAACGGCCTGCGTTATGAAATTCCATAAATCACTAGCCGAGTATTCTCCGTCAGGCATAGGAAACACTACGTCACCTCGAGGCCCACGAATCAGATATTCACCATCAGGCACTTCTTTACGAAAAGCAGCTAAGAATTCTTCTTCAGGCGGTAAAACACCATAAGTCAGTATGCGACGAGCAATAACCCTACGAGCGACATGACTAAAGGATCCATTTTTGTGTTTAAAAAATTGGATTCTTCTTTCCTCTTTCTTCACTCTTTCTTCACTCGGTTTTTCAACACCAAACCAACGAAGAACTCTTTTACCTTTACTATCAAGAAGAGCCCATTCCGTTCGATCTTTGTCTTCTCGATATTTCTTTCTTAAAATAGAAACTCGATCAGACATTCCGAGTGTTGATTGAGTTGATGTCATGTGGCTTCCAAAAGAAGTGTTAGAAGATCCCAGTCTCCGACTAAGTTATCCGTTACAAACGTTCCTCTGCGTGTTAACTCAAATTGAATAACGCGGTTAGCAGTACCAGAAGGAACACCAAGAGAGGTCACCGGAATAGTACGAGTATCATAATGCCAACCAGTTGATCCGGATTGAATCGGTAAACCACCAGAAAAAACAAGACCCGATGCACCAGCCCAGTTACCAGGATTTGTCGGATAATCAAAAATCAATCTACCAAAAACAACTGGCATTGCAGCGATCGTAGATCCTGATGGGGCGGATTCAGCTCGATGGACAAATGTGAATTTAACGTTAGAAGTCCCTGAAGGGACATACATGTCAAACCCAACACCCTCTTCTGCAGTATCATCAAATCTTCTAACTGAAAGTGCCGGATTCTGAGAATCATTAGTAAGAGCAGCAATACCGCCGGTTCTTACCCAGTTATTATTATTAGGTTCATCGAAATCAGAAGCACCATATCGACGCCTTAATAAAGGACCTCCGCGAGAATCAACATAATTTTTAGTAGCTACGTCCTGAGCTAAAACTGGATCAGTAACATTAGAAATAATCTGATTACCCATCGTCAGTGTATTGACTCCGAGTATCATTTCAACGTTAGCACTTGTAGTTCCACCAATGCCGAATCTAATAACCTTCCCTGCTGTACCGGTAGCTAAAACAAGGTTTCCACCAAGTGCGAATAAATAAGAATCATTAGCACCACTAATGTTATAAGCTGCTTCAGAATAGGTAGAACTATTAATACCTAAATCAACATAAAACGTAGTATCGGTTCCATTATTAGCAGTAGCAACAAAATCAGTACTGGAAATATTCCCAGAATTCTGATTCTGAATATTTACCTGCATGTAAGTATTTGGACCGCTGTATCCGACACAGATAGGAGAATTTGGAAAATTATAACCACCAGAAGGGCCTATATTAAGATGACCTTCAAAATCAATACTTAAAAGTTCTCTATTAACATTATTTATAACGGCAAAAGCATCATTAGGCTGTGAAGCAGTTAGTTGCCTAATCATTACTGCAGGAGTTGCAGCTGACGAAGCTATCGGTATTTGAATATTTCCATTACCATTTATTCTTATTCGTGGTGTATTATTCGTTTCGATCGATAAAGCAAAATTATCATTATTGCCTAGTATCCGATCTGCTCCTCCATTTTCACCACCATTAGCAAAATAAGCACCAGAAGCTATACCAGATCCCTGTAAACCTTGTGGTCCAGTGGCACCTTGCGGTCCAGTGGGACCTTGTAAACCAGTCGCCCCTTGAGGGCCTGTATTACCACGTGGACCTGTTTGCCCTTGTGATCCTGTAGGACCTGTAACACCGGTAACTCCAGGGGATCCCTGAACACCCTGAGATCCTGTGGATCCCTGAGCTCCTTGAGGGCCTGTGGATCCAGTTACGCCAGGCGATCCCTGAATACCTTGAATACCTTGCGGACCCGTGGTGCCTTGCGGACCCGTGGATCCTTGAGAGCCGGTAATACCGGGTGATCCTTGGTTTCCTTGAGGACCTATTGAACCAGTGACACCGGGTGAACCCTGATTTCCCTGTGGTCCAGTTGATCCAGTAACACCTTGTGGGCCTATTTGACCAGTAGGACCTTGAGTACCAGTTATTCCTGGTGATCCTTGAATACCTTGTGGGCCAATTGATCCAGTAGGACCCTGAGGGCCGGTAGAACCAGTAATGCCAGGTGATCCTTGGTTTCCCTGAGGACCAGTGGATCCCGTGACACCAGGAGATCCCTGAGCACCCTGCGGTCCAGTTGAACCCTGTGCTCCCTGAGGACCGGTAGATCCTGTAACACCCGGAGATCCCTGAGCTCCCTGTGGGCCAACAGATCCAGTTGGACCTGTAGAACCAGTAACTCCTGGTGATCCTTGGACTCCCTGAGGACCAATTGATCCAGTAGGACCTGTTGCTCCCGTATTACCACGTGGACCTGTTTGACCCTGCGGACCTGTGGATCCTGTAACTCCCGGAGATCCCTGATCACCCTGAGGGCCTGTGGATCCAGTGACACCGGGTGAACCTTGATTCCCTTGAGGTCCAGTTGAACCAGTAGGACCGGTTACACCCTGAACACCTTGCGGACCAGTGGATCCAGTAACTCCTGGCGAACCTTGTGTACCTTGCGGACCAATTTGACCAGTAGGACCCTGTGGACCTGTCGAACCAGTAACTCCTGGTGATCCTTGAACTCCTTGTGGTCCTACCTGCCCTGTTTGTCCTTGTGGTCCAGTTGAACCGGTAATTCCTGGCGAACCCTGAGAACCAATTTGACCAGTAGGACCCTGAATACCTGTAGCACCAGGTGATCCTTGAACACCCTGAACACCTTGAATTCCGGTAGCTCCCTGAGGACCGGTAGATCCAGTAACACCCGGAGATCCCTGAACGCCTTGAGGACCAATAGATCCAGTTGGACCAGTGGAGCCAGTAATTCCCGGCGATCCCTGATTTCCTTGCGGTCCTATTTGTCCTGTAACACCAGGGGATCCCTGTAGCCCCTGAATCCCCTGGGGTCCTGTGGATCCTTGAGGACCTGTCTGACCTGTCTGACCTTGAGGACCCGTTGAACCGGGGGATCCTTGTATACCCTGGGAACCTGTAACTCCAGGAGATCCTTGAATACCTTGAGGGCCTGTGGATCCAGTTAAACCTGGCGAACCTTGATTTCCTTGGGGACCAATTTGACCAGTAGGACCCTGTGCTCCCTGAGAACCAGTAGGACCAACGGCAACCTGCCAAGTACCATCAATTCGAAGAAATCCAGATGCAGGAGCCGACTGTCCTGGAGTTGGAATAATCCCAGCTCGACCAGGACCTGTAGCGGAAGGGCCTGTAAACGGCTGAATACCAGCATAATCACTAAAAACAGGAACTGGGTAAACCCACGGTGCTCCGCTGTGATTAGCTACAATAACATCAAGAGCAGTTTTTTCAGGAGCCGAAAGTGCATTGGTAAAAGTTATTGTGCAAACATCACCAACATCAATTACCGATTCATATGGCTGCGTAATCGTAGTTTGGGCAATTATTTCTTGATATAGTCTATCATTATTAACTACCTGATTGGGAAAATCAGCTGATATTGAATAATTATAAGAAGTGCTCATATATTAAACCTCCTCGACGAGCAAAGAAGCACTCTCACGATTCGGGAAGGTGACGGGTCTAATATAAATAGATTGCCCAACATTTATCGATCTAACTTGAACTGTAACAGTATGAACTCCAGTTGTCACTCCAGTCGCGTTATAAACAAACGCACAACAAGCAGAATTACTATTCGCTGCTTCATCAAGTGAACCACCGGCAACAACAGTAGAATCGATGACCAATCGAACTTCCGTTTGTTGCTGAGCGGAAGAGATAACACCATCAACAGTTGCAAATATATTTAAACTAGTACCGGCAGAAACTTTAGTTATACTCGCAGTTAATAGAGTAACAAAAGCTGTTGATGTAATTGTCGTATCTGCAGTAGTATTAATGAACCATCGTCGAACAGCACCAGGACCCGTAGCACCTTGAGGACCCGTAGCACCTGCAGGACCAGTAGCACCTACAGGACCAGTAGATCCCTGAGGACCTGTTAAGCCTTGAAGTCCCGTGGCACCCTGTGGACCTGTCGAACCACGAGGTCCTGTAGGGCCTATTAAACCAGTGACACCAGGTGATCCTTGAGGACCGATTTGACCGGTAGGACCAATAGATCCAGTAACGCCAGGGGATCCCTGAACACCCTGAATACCCGTAGCACCCTGGGGTCCAGTTGAACCCGTAATACCAGGTGATCCCTGTACTCCTTGAGGACCTGTAGATCCAGGGGATCCTTGAATACCCTGAGGACCGATTTGACCCGTTTGCCCCTGTGGACCTGTAGATCCGGTAACACCCGGAGATCCCTGAACACCTTGAATACCAGTGGCGCCTTGAGGACCAGTTGAACCGGTGACACCCTGAATTCCTTGCGGACCAATAGATCCAGTAGGACCTGTAGATCCAGTAATACCGGGTGAACCTTGATTCCCTTGAGGTCCAGTTGAACCGGTAACTCCTGGTGATCCCTGTGCGCCTTGAGGTCCAGTTGAACCAGTTACTCCTGGTGATCCCTGTGCGCCTTGGGGACCGGTAGAACCTGTAACACCGGGGGATCCTTGATTCCCTTGAGGCCCGATTGTTCCCGTTTGTCCTTGTGGTCCGGTAGACCCAGTTACTCCCGGAGATCCTTGTGCCCCTTGAGGCCCTGTAGATCCTGTAACACCAGGGGATCCTTGACTCCCTTGCGGTCCGATTTGACCGGTAGGACCTACTAAACCAGTAACACCAGGTGACCCCTGTGCACCTTGGGGACCAACTGATCCTGTAGGCCCGGTAACACCAGTGACCCCAGGAGATCCTTGAACACCCTGAATTCCTGTAGCACCCTGCGGTCCAGTTGAACCGGTAACACCAGGTGATCCCTGAGTGCCTTGGATCCCCGTAGCACCCTGAGGACCAGTAGATCCTGTAACACCGGGAGATCCTTGTGCACCCTGAGGACCGGTAGATCCTGTAACACCAGGAGATCCTTGTGCACCTTGCGGTCCAGTTGATCCTATCGGACCAGTAACACCAGGTGAACCTTGGGGACCTATGGATCCCGTAACTCCAGGTGATCCCTGGTTCCCTTGCGGTCCAATAGATCCCGTTGGACCCGTGGATCCAGTAACACCGGGAGATCCTTGTGCACCTTGCGGTCCAGTTGAACCCGTTATGCCAGGAGATCCTTGGACACCCTGCGGACCAATTTGCCCAGTGGGACCCTGCAATCCAGTAACACCTGGCGATCCTTGTGAGCCAGTTGAGCCCGTTATACCGGGTGATCCTTGAATCCCTTGAGGACCAGTAGATCCAGTAACCCCAGGAGATCCTTGAATTCCCTGCGGACCTGTGGATCCTTGCGGTCCAGTTGATCCTGTAACTCCCGGGGATCCCTGAGCACCCTGAGGGCCTGTTGAACCGGTAACTCCTGGGGATCCCTGAGCACCCTGAGGGCCAGTGATACCGGGTGATCCTTGTTCACCCTGAGGACCTGTTTGACCGATAGGACCTGTGGATCCAGTAACACCTGGTGATCCTTGAAGACCAATCTGACCAGTAACACCCTGAGGACCAGTAACACCCGGTGATCCCTGTTCACCCTGAGGACCTGTAACACCCTGAGGACCTATGGATCCCGTAGGACCGGGTGAACCTTGGTTCCCTTGAGGTCCAATCTGACCGGTAGGACCTGTAGATCCAGTTACTCCCGGTGATCCCTGTGCACCTTGTGGACCAGTTGAACCAGTTACTCCAGGACTCCCTTGAATACCCTGAGGGCCTATGGATCCCGTAGGACCGGTAGAACCTGTAATACCAGGGGATCCTTGATCACCCTGTGGCCCTGTCGAACCAGTAATACCGGGGGATCCTTGAATACCCTGAATTCCAGTGACACCCTGAATTCCAGTGACACCCTGCGGACCTGTTAAACCTGGTGAACCTTGAACACCCTGAGGGCCAATTTGACCGGTAGGACCCTGCGGTCCGGTTGATCCGGTAACTCCAGGAGATCCCTGAGGACCTATAGCACCCGTATTACCGGGTGATCCCTGAATACCTTGTAAACCAGTGGAGCCAGTAACGCCGGGTGATCCTTGTGCTCCTTGGGGACCAGTTGATCCTGTGATCCCGGGTGATCCTTGAATACCTTGGGGACCTGTGGATCCAATAGGACCTGTAGATCCTTGAATTCCTGGAGATCCCTGAATACCCTGGGGTCCTGTGGATCCAATCGATCCAGTAAAACCAGGTGATCCTTGAATACCCTGAGGACCTGTTTGACCTTGAGGACCGATTGATCCGGTAGGACCGGGTGAACCAGTAGAACCAGTTAAACCAGGGGAACCTTGAATGCCCTGAGATCCTGTAGCACCATCTAAACCGGGTGAACCCTGGATACCTTGTGGGCCTGTGGATCCATCAATGCCGGGAGATCCTTGTGCTCCTTGAGGACCTGTAAGACCAGGAGATCCCTGAATACCTGGTGATCCTTGAGGACCTGTGGCACCAGCAGGACCGATAGGTCCGGTAGGACCTTCAGATCCTGTGATGCCAGGTGATCCTTGGATGCCCGGCGATCCTTGAGGGCCTATAAGACCGGGTGATCCCTGTGGTCCTGTTGGACCCTGTGATCCGGGAGATCCCTGAAGACCTATCGAGCCGGTAAGACCGGGAGATCCCTGATCACCCTGAGAACCTGTAGATCCTTGGGGACCTGTGGCTCCCTGTGGTCCAGTAGATCCCTGTGGTCCAGTGGGACCTTCAGATCCTGTAATACCTTGTGGTCCTGTAACTCCCGGAGATCCCTGATCACCCTGAGGACCGGTGGATCCAGTGACACCGGGTGAACCTTGGTTACCCTGTGGACCTGTTGGACCAACAGGACCTGTAGCGCCAGTTGAGCCAGGTGAACCCTGAGGACCTGTGGATCCTTGCGGTCCAGTTGATCCAGTAACACCAGGAGATCCCTGATCACCTTGTGGTCCAATTGAACCAGTCAGGCCAGGAGATCCCTGATCACCCTGAGGACCTGTGACGCCTGGAATACCAGGTGAACCCTGAACACCTTGCGAACCAGTAGACCCCTGGGGACCAGTAAATCCCGTAACACCATCTAAACCAGGAGATCCTTGATTTCCTTGAGGACCAGTTGACCCAGTAACACCAGGAGATCCTTGGATACCTTGTGGACCTGTTGAACCCTGAATCCCGGGGGATCCCTGGATACCCTGTGGTCCCGTAGAACCGGTAATACCATCTAAACCAGGGGATCCTTGAATACCTTGGAGACCTGTGGATCCTTGTGCACCTGTGGCACCGGGGGATCCTTGAACACCCTGAGGACCTGTAACACCGGGGGATCCTTGAACACCCTGAGGGCCGGTAGATCCTGCAATTCCGGCTGGACCTGTAACACCGTCTAAACCAGGGGATCCCTGAGGACCTGTGGATCCAATAGATCCTGTAACACCTTGTGATCCAGTAACACCGGGAGATCCCTGAATCCCCTGTGGCCCTGTGGACCCATCAATACCGGGAGATCCTTGGATACCTTGTGGACCTGTTGACCCGATAGGACCTGTGGATCCAGTAGAACCATCTAAACCGGGAGACCCTTGAATACCCTGTGGACCTGTGGCACCGATTAATCCAGGTGAACCTTGTGGACCTTGAGATCCAGTAGCACCAGGAGATCCCTGATCACCCTGAGGGCCTGTCGAACCTTGTGGACCAGTTGCACCAGGTAAACCAGGAGATCCCTGAATACCCTGTGGTCCAATAGATCCTGTAGATCCTATTGGACCCGTAACACCCTGAGGACCTGTAATTCCTGTAGAACCGGGTAAACCAGGAGATCCTTGAATACCCTGTGGACCAGTTGGACCTTCTAAACCTGTAACACCAGGAGATCCTTGGATACCCTGCGATCCAGTTGCACCGTCTAAACCTGGTGATCCCTGAATTCCTTGAGGACCTGTAGATCCTGCGGGACCTGTAGCACCATCAGAACCTGTAATTCCTGGAGATCCCTGAACACCTTGTGAGCCAGTGACGCCAGGTGATCCCTGAATTCCTTGAGGACCTGTGGCACCGTCAGGGCCTATGGATCCAGTAATACCCTGTGGACCTGTAGCACCGTCTAAGCCAGGAAGACCGGGTGATCCTTGAACTCCCTGAGGACCTGTGACGCCTGGAATACCAGGTGAACCCTGAATTCCTTGAGAACCTGTGACACCAATTGGACCTGTAGATCCTTCAAGACCAGTTGCTCCCTGAGGGCCTATGGATCCTGTTGCACCATCTAAACCTGGTGAACCTTGGAGACCCTGAGGTCCTGTAGATCCGGTATTGCCTGGGGATCCTGGAGATCCCTGAACCCCCTGAGGGCCTGTTGCACCATCTAAACCTGGTGAACCTTGGAGACCCTGAGGCCCTGTGGATCCTATTGGACCTGTAACACCCTGAGGACCTGTAATTCCTGTGGTGCCAGGTAAACCAGGAGATCCTTGAATACCCTGAGGACCTGTTAAACCAGGTGATCCCTGCAGACCTATCGAACCTGTCGGACCTTCTAAACCTGTGGCACCAGGTGATCCCTGAATGCCCTGAGATCCTGTGGCACCATCTAAACCGGGAGATCCCTGAATACCTTGAGGACCTGTAGATCCTGCAGGACCTGTATAACCGAGACCAGTAGCACCTTGAGGCCCTGTGACACCGGGTGATCCCTGAATACCTGGTAAACCAGTAGCGCCATCTAAACCTGGCGATCCTTGAATTCCTTGAGGACCTGTAGATCCCGTAGCGCCATCTAAACCAGGTGAACCCTGAATACCCTGAAGACCGGGAGATCCTTGAATACCCTGCGGACCTGTAGCACCATCAGAGCCTGTAGATCCTTGAGGACCTGTGATGCCGGGCGATCCCTGAATACCTTGAGGGCCTGTGGATCCTGCTGGACCAGTGATACCGGGTGATCCTTGAGCACCCTGTGGACCAATTTGACCAGTAGGACCTTGAGGACCTGTAGATCCTTGAGGACCTGTTGAACCCTGAGGACCTGTAGATCCTGTTAAACCGGGTGATCCCTGAATTCCTTGAGGACCTGTTGAACCCTGAGGACCTGTTGAACCCTGAGGACCTGTGGATCCTATAACTCCCGGCGAACCTTGGATTCCTTGAGAGCCTGTAGGACCAGGCGATCCTTGATTGCCTTGAGATCCTGTAACGCCTACCGGACCCGTGGCACCTGTTAAACCGGGAGATCCCTGAATTCCCTGTAAACCTGTAGCTCCTTGTGGACCGGTTACACCCTGAATTCCTTGCGGACCTGTTGATCCAGTAACTCCAGGTGATCCCTGAATCCCTTGGATCCCTTGAGGACCTGTGGCACCATTAGGGCCTGTGGCACCATCAATACCAGTAGCACCTCGAGGACCTGTTAAACCGGGTGAACCTTGAGTACCCTGGAAACCGCGAAGACCCTGAGGACCGATTTGACCAGTAGGACCTTGTGGACCAGTGACACCAGGAGATCCTTGTATACCTTGAGGACCTGTAACGCCGGGAGATCCCTGGTTTCCTTCAGGACCTGTGGGACCTGTGGCTCCTGTATTACCAGGGGATCCTTGAACACCTTGTGGTCCAGTTGATCCTGCAGGACCTGTGGCACCTGTTGGACCTGTGGCACCTGTAGAACCTCGTAACCCCGTAGCACCTTGCGGACCAGTGGCACCTTGTGGACCTGTAGCACCAGTTAAACCAGGTGTTCCTTGAATTCCTTGCGGACCAGGTGATCCTTGATTTCCTTGTGGTCCAGTAGCGCCATTAGGGCCTGTGGCACCAGTTAAACCAGGTGTTCCTTGAATTCCTTGCGGACCAGGTGATCCCTGTAAACCAATTGATCCTGTATGACCCTGAGGGCCTGTCGGGCCTGTAGCGCCTGTATTACCAGGTGATCCTTGAATACCCTGTGGTCCAATTGATCCTGTGTGGCCTTCAGGACCTGTCGGGCCCGTGGCACCTGTTAAACCGGGAGATCCCTGAATGCCCTGTAATCCAATTGACCCTGTTGGGCCCCGAGGGCCTGTGGCACCTGTCGGGCCTGTGGCACCTGTATTACCAGGAGATCCCTGAATACCCTGAGGACCGATTTGACCAGTAGGTCCTTTAGGGCCAATAGCACCTGTTGAACCTGTAACACCCTGAATGCCTTGAGGACCTGTAGCTCCTTGTGGACCTGTTTGCCCCTGAGGACCTGTCGGACCTGTGGCACCAGTTAAACCAGGACTTCCTTGAGTTCCCTGGAAGCCACGAAGACCCTGTGGACCAGTAGATCCTTGAGGGCCTGTTGAACCCTGAATACCGGGGGATCCCTGAATTCCCTGTGGACCAATTGATCCTGTAGGACCTTTTACACCTTGCGGACCTGTAGAACCAGTAACTCCAGGAGATCCTTGAGAACCTCGTAAACCAGTGGCGCCAATTTGCCCTGTCGGACCTGGTGATCCAATAGGACCTGTAACTCCTTGAGGGCCTGTTGAACCAGGGGAACCTTGAATGCCCTGAGTACCTGTAACACCAGGAGATCCTTGATTCCCCTGAGGACCGGTAGAACCAGTTAAACCAGGGGAACCTTGAATGCCCTGAGGACCGATTGATCCAGTAGGACCAGGCGATCCTTGTTCACCCTGAGGTCCTGTTGAACCTGTTAGACCGGGCGAACCCTGAATGCCTTGTAAACCCGTAACTCCTTGAGGACCAATAGCACCAGTCAGTCCTTGAATACCAGTGGCGCCTATTTCTCCTGGTGATCCTTGAATACCCTGTGGGCCTGTGGCGCCGAATGGACCAGTAGCACCGATCGGACCCTGAATACCAGTAGGTCCTCGCGGCCCGGTTGCACCTTGCGGTCCAGTCGGTCCAGTGGCTCCGGTGCCAGTGAAGTAGTTATTGTCGTACGCCATCAGTCAGATGAAGCTGTTAGTGTTATGCTAACAGTCCCAGGAAGACCAGGAACACCACCCTCAGCAGCCAAAAGTCTAACAGTTGAACTTCCGCCTGGAACAGAGGCTTCTAGCATAAAACTAACAGGACTATCATCTGGAGGCATCGGCCCCATCAGATCACTCAAGCGCATAGCCTGAGCTGAGAATTCCCCATCTAGCCTAATAGCTGAACGATCAATAATGGTAGCTTGTGTTTCTTCAGATCCATTTCCCCACTTTAAACGAAGAGCGATGAAACCACCAACAGCTCCTCTCGAATAAGTGATATAGAAAGCAATTTTTCGAATACCGTGAGGAACGGCATATGAAGATTGATTAGTGAACTGTCCTGCAGTAGGCAAAACTTGCGTTGCAAGATGGACGACTCTTGGAATCTCGATTTCGTCGTCACATTTATTCACGATAACCTGAGTTGTAGATGAGCAACACATTGGAGGACACCCATCACAAAAGTTTGGAGGAGTCTTGATAAAGACAATGGTTCCTGTCCCACATGAAGATTGACAAGGACTCGATGTGCAACAGGGTTGACTTCGAACAAGACAGCACGTTCCACCAGAGAAAAAAAGAGCTGGTGGGTTGAAAATGGAGAAGGAACTTCTTGTTGCTTCTAGGGCCGAATCAGATTCAAGCATCCACTCCCATAGAATTGAATATTCCCCTGCACCACAGACAGTCCAAGGAGCATAATAATCCCCAAGACTCGATCCAGGTAACGCAAGACTCTTACTCGTTACCGGCATACCGCATTGATTATATATAGTCCAATAAACTGCAAAAGCTGAAGATGGTAAACCATCTTCATCGGTGATTTTTATGTAAAGACCATTTGGCCCAAGAGATTGACCAGAAAAGAAAGCTCCACAATTCGTAGAGGATGATGTAGACGCAGACGAAGAACAACAGCTTCTACAATTTATATTTATTACGAAAAATTCTTGACAACGACTTTGAATAACGCCATTCGGTTCCGCTCGATATTCCCATTTAATAACATAACATCCACCAGAACGAGAACACCCCCAAGGAGCAAAATATTCTCCAGTGTTTGCTTTTACTGCAGGAACTCGACTACCGGATGATAATTCACCGCTTTTCTTTAATATAGTCCATCTAACATCATATCCATCTTGAGGAAGACCAGAGTCATTCCTTAAAAATAGGGATAGATCGCCACGAGAAAGGCCGATGTTAGTGAAAAAGGATGGCATATCAACATGATTTCGAAGTCGAAGCGCTAAGACCTCCGCTCGATGGTCTTAAGACTCCTGGTGGAACAGCATCGAATTCCTTGATGATCTCTGTTGAAAGAGTCGAATTCAAGAACACGAGTCTCCAAAAGCCTATTCTATCAGGAAAAATTCTGATAGAATAAAAACCAGGATTCGACGAAATCTCGTTGAAGTAAACCGATCCAGAAGCCACTGAAGAATCCGGAATGATCGAGCCATCGATCAAAGACCACGGAAGCAACACATTATTCGCGAATACCATGACAGAAATATTAACTGCCGGTACCCCGGTAACCCGGTTCACGCTCCCGGGCGGGAGGAAAAAATCTAACTGCTCGTAGACTATAGATCCTGCGGAGACCAATCGGTCCATACCGAAATCAGAAGATTAGCATTTTAAGGAGTTGAACTCATATCCAATTACTCAAAGGATAGCAACTCTTTCATCTTCATAATTGCATCAGCATACTTACACGCAGTAACTTTTCCCTTACCGGAGAAATATTCTTCCCTTAGAGTCTGTATAGATCCAGCAACATTTTTAAATTGAAAGAATACTCGATGTCCTTGCTTACGTCTACCACTTAATTCACACCCGCATTCAGATAAATATGCGGCGAGGTAGATATTATGACATTCAAAAATTTCCTCTAATTCGCTCACAGCTAAACCTTACCGAACACCATTAGTTTCGATTTTCAAATACGACTCTGGCCTATCTCATGATTTGAAATAGGCCAGGAAGCTAACGGTCTCAGATTTCGTTACAGAGTGAAGGGCGTGGAACCGTCGTCAGCCACTACTGCTGCACCAATACCAACAGGGAGACCAATTCTTACTCCACCGGGTTGGTAAGTTGCACTGGCAACCTTCGAAATCACTCCATATGCGAATGATCTAAGAGCGAAACCGGTTTCAACCAATCTTGGAGCAATTATGTTGGCAATCGCGGTAACAAGAGCCGCTTGATCAGTAGATGCCATTAACGAGAAAGTTGAAGTTGGTATGGCAAGAATCGTAGCAGATGACACATTTATAGTAACAGCAGTCGGATAAACTGCCGTCTTCAATGCCGCAACAGTAAGACCATTGAGAGCCGCTGTTGCAAGTCCGAGAACAGTGTGAAGTGCACCAGCTGACGGAGATGCAGCACTAATTTCGAGATATGCACCAGGACCCTTTGTTGTCGTATCGATCGCAACATGATTTGTAGCGTCGGCTCGGGCGTGAAGTCCGAGGCCAGCGTTAACGAAACCTCTATTGAGATCCGCAACGATTGTAGCTATCGGTACTGCTGCGCCAGAAGTGACAATGACCTGCATAAAAGGCTGTGCCGCAGCAGTCTTGATGTTTAGCTTTGTCCCGTTTGCGGTACCAGCCGTATTGAAAGTTGCTGCGCCAACTGAGCCAAGCTTGGTCAGAAATGCAACCGTCCCAAGCATGGTCGCAAGCTGTGCGTCTGTAGGCTTCGAGAGATAACGACTCTGCCCCTTCGGCTGACTCGAGAAATTTCGCTGGCTTTTATTCTCTACATCCGAGAGATAAAGCTTTCCTATATCTGATCTGACAATTCCTACACGCATAGTTAGCTCCTCTACTCGAGGCCGACAAAAGGTTCAGTGGTTAAAATGCGGTAACACCATCATTATGGACACAGGCCAGAGCAATGCCAGTTGCTTTACCAGCACGAGCTCCGTCAGGTCTATATGTGGCAACTCGAGCTTTTGAAATGATCCCACTATAGAAAGAAAGGAGAACATCCCCAGTCTCAACTAAAGAAGGAGCAACAAGATCAGCAACTCTCTGCACTAAAGCAGCTTTACTAACTGTGCTCAAAAAAGCATAGCCAGGATCTGCGCCGATAATAGCAGCAGATGATACGTTGATCGTAACGGCCGTTGGATAAACTGCTGCTTTTACAGCAGCTAAAAGAGCTGTTGGCTGCGTTCCCTGAAGAACAACACCACCCGCAGCAAATCCAACAACATCATTGAGTGTTGACAAAACATTTGTGTCAATCTCCAAATAGGCATTTACGCCATCATTCGGAGAAAACGTCGAAATCTGCAATTGATTCGTTCCGACCACCGAAGCTACTACTGGGAGCCCAGCAGCAAGGAAACCGGCATTCAGATCATTACGAATTGTCGTCTTCGCAGTTGCAAGACCAGCAGTAACTGAAATCAAAGTAAATGCGCTAGACGCATGAACTCGGATACGAAAATCTGCGTTTGTCGAAGTATCAACAGTTGCAGCTACATCAGTACCGATAACACCCTGAGGCATACCAGTCAAAATAGCTGAAAGTAATTCCGCATCCGTTGGCTTCCGGATATTCCGGCTTTGGCCATGAGGAGCGTGAACAAGACCACCCGGAGGCTGTGATCTGGATTCAATATCGGCAATATAAATGCCGTTTCCAAGGTCATTGCGTACCATTCCAACGCGCATTGTAGTATCCTCCTGAAAAATCCTATTATGTCAATGTGAAGCTATTGCTGTACTTCGAATTGGCAAGAACTCGGATTTTCCATCCGGCGACCGGTGCCCCAAGAGCCGCGAACGACGCATTGGGAACTCGAATTTGAATAGCAGAATCGGGAGCTCCGCCTGTTAGACCAGCCTGTGGGACTAACAATTTCACCCCAGCAGCATTAGTAATTTCAACAGAGGTGAGATCAGGGAGAACCGATAGGAAACCAGTTCCAGCAATAACAATCGGATCAGCATGATTACCAGCTGTAATCACGGATGTAGTCAATAATGCTGAACTGATAACAGAAACCGTCACTCTGGGAGGATATGGAGGATGAGCTACCGCCAAACCTCCAATAGAGCCGTCCGGTTCCGCAGCAAGAAGAACTTCGTCCGTCTGAACGAGATCAACATAACCCTTAACCAACGGATCTACCGGGTTCTTATAGGGAATGTAAATCTTTTGCTTCGCAACCTGAGCATATGGAGGACTCGAAGAGTTTCCCTGGCTCCGGTCGATCTTGTCAATTAGAATGGAGCCATCCCTCGACAGACCAGGCGGTACCGTCTGCTGGTTTACGACCCTTACGAGGTTTACCGTCATTTCGTGTTCTCCTGAACTCTAGATCAATTAAAGATTTGAAGGAGAGTCCTTCAAGGTATAAATAGAATAGACTTCAACTACTCCACCGTCACCGCGCATACAAACCTTAGCGATGTTCGTATATATCCTTGTTAAAGACTCTCCTGGTTTGATGAGAAACTCCGGACCTGTCGGAGAACTCGTTGGTCTTTCAAAAGCTACAAAGAGATTAGTTCCAGTACTCCCGTTACGAATTTCGAAGTCATTACATACCTGCGGCAATTCAACTTCAATACTATGTGTCAGAACTGAACCGGTGGGAGCATTGCCGTGAAGAATGATAGGACGATGAGGGCTGGGATAAACCGGCATAACCGTATGAATTGTTTCAGGCGGTTGGAAAGTCCCATCAGGGTTCTGCGCTTCTATCCGAATGAAGAATTGTTTGTCATCACGGACAGCCGGAACAGTAGCAGTATAATCATTCGGATTAAATAAGAAACGAACTTGATCTTTAAATTGATTACCGATAGCACCAAGATCAGGGACACTCGGTGACTTACACCCAACATTAGGAACGGTCTGGAAAGCCACAAACGGCAAATCAAAATTTGCCGCTGCACTAAATCGAAAACCTATAACCCCGGGTCTAACCCTAACGGTGGCATCGATTACGTTGGGGAGTCGTCTGACTATAGATATAGAACTCGGCATTCCGAGTTAACGTGAAGATAAAAACCGGAAGCCTCAGACAGTAACTTTTCCTTTAGTATTTTCCGAATTTATCTTATCATTATAGGTAGCGGCAACCTCCAAAGAATCCTTCCTTTCCTCGGAAAGACGTTCTTTATCGGCCATGGCCATAGATTGGGCTTCTCTCCAGTTTTCAGTCTGTTGACCTTGATAATTGGGCAAAGAGCCCTTCCTGAGATGCCCGTATCTTTCTTCTTGTCGTTTACCGACACGTTCGCTATTTCTAGCGAAATGATCCTTCAATCTCAAAGCTTTTGAGGGGGCAATACCGCTGGGACCATCCTTTATTGCGAATTGAACAACGGATGGTGTCCATTCATAATTACATATAGAACCACAATTCGGACACATAGGATGGTGCTCCTTAAAGCCCGTCATCCTATGATCATCTTCTCTCAGCTTTGAACAGGTCGGATTTTCACATCTATATGTGTAAGTAGGCACGAAGAAACTCTACCGAATTCATTATTTTTTCTTATCTTTTTCTAAAGGATACTCAATTTCCGATTCCGGAACTTCATAAGTATCATCATCTTCTTCATCGTATTCGATATCTTCGTCGAGATCGGCATCTAATTCTTTATCGAGCTCGGCATCTAATTCTTCGTCAAGCTCATCCTTGATCTCGTCTTCATCTTCATCTTCATCTTCGTATTCGATATCCTCGTCAAGAATCTCCTCGGGTTCCTCATCTTCAGGAATGACTTCTTCGTCAGAGAGATCCTCTACTTCTTCAGCTTCTTCACCACTAAGTTCCTTCCATTCAACAGAAGGACCTTCATCGAAATCTTCAATCGGGACTTCGGCTACTTCCGACATCTTGTCCCAACTCTTATCAAGTTTCTCCATCACCTCAGGTTCGTCAAGACCCCAACTTTCATCAACTACTTCACTGACGAACTCGTCTAAACGACGAAGAACAGCATAAGCATGTTTACAAAGGAAATATTGTCTATCAGGGTCTCTAATATCAGGAGGCGCTACAGTTCCACGCGGAGAACCTAATAAATAACTGTTCGTATCTGCGTGGAACTCTGGTCCGTTATATCGCCAAAACGGACAGGTGCATGATAAAGCAACGTGATCAGCATCAGTTATCGCGGCACGAACAGTTTTCACACCATTCCCGCAATTTACTTCAAACGTAAAAACACGACCTCTCTCATCATAAGAAACGAGATTTACGGTGCAAGTTTTTGCGTTATCTTTAATTTTTCTCGGAGTTTTTCTTTCCAATTGATCAGACTTAAGAGCTAACCTAAAAGAGGAAAGAGAAGCAATAATGACAGATGAATGACGCGGTTGTTGATTATCTCTATAAGGGTAATTCATATTAGAATCACCAAGATCAACATCCGACATATATGAAGTCTCACTAGGGACCTGGATATTTATGTCCTGATCATTAGGAAACTCCTGATGATGTGTCATATCATCAGCATCATCCATCTGAAAAATAGAACCCGGTTCAGATGAAGGAACTGTTGGTGAATTATCATCGTAAACAAAAGTTTTTGTTCCGAAAAGATCAGCGTCTTCGGTGTCGCCCGTCGGGCACAAATCATCAGCAATTTTTGAAACAGATTTCGGGGTTGCTTTATTGGAAGCAGTTATAGATTCAAGACGGATTGGAATCAGGAATAATGGTTTTAAATGATCCGGAATAGCTGCAGAAAAACTCAATACATCCGGAAAAACATCTTGATCACTGAAGGCATATATAGCTGCATCACTGAGAACAAAACCATGAGGTCCATCATATGCCATGAGAAAAATCCTTAATATCTATCCAATAGCATTAAAACATGAATCAATCAGTCGTCTGCACCAGTGAACGGAATCCGTCCAGTTCGACGCGGAATTTGAAGTCGAACTTCATCGAGAATGGATTCAAGTTCGTCCACTCTATCCGGACGTATAACCTGACGAAGCTCTTCATAGTCAAGCTTATTTATTGCCATCGCCGCGGTATCAAGAGAACGTTCAAGTTCTTGAATTGTGCGGGGAATATCATAGATAATATCCCCCGCAACAGCGTACAGATGGTCTCTAGCAGGACTTGCATGGACAAACTGAATAGCCCGAACTGCGTCGCGTTTTAGACGATCGACGCAGTTCCTGGACCGAGCAAGTTCCTCTTGGACATAGGCAATCGCGCCAGAGGCAATTCTTTTAGTTAGCATGCGGCTAAACAAGGCATCAAAGCCTTGAGTATCCAGAATCAATTTAGCCTATATCGAATTCTTCCTTCAAAACCTTCCTCATTGCAGGACTCTCGATGGCATAAAGAGCCTTAATCAGATCAGGATTACTACCAAGCTTCTTAACTCGGGCAACCTTATCAGATGGCTTTGCGAAGAAATTCCAATCAACGGGAAAATCTTGGTAGAAAATGAAAGCTTCTTTGAGCTTCGGAGAAGCATTCGCAGGAAGAACCTTTTTGGCAGGTATCTTGGCAGGTATCTTGGCAGGTGTCTTAGACTGGACAACTTTTGCCGGTTGAGTCCTGGCAGGCGTCCTTGGGGCAGGAGCGGGTTCAGAAGCAACTCTCGATCTTTTACCCATCTGCGGGCCACTCGTGTCTTCAACGGTTATGTCGCCGTGAACAGATGCTTTGCGCGGCTTATCCGTGTGACGGACTCGAGCGACCACAGTTCCGTCTTGTTCATCCCCGATATCAATGTCTTTACTAACTCTTCCGACATTAGATACGATGGTTACACCTTCTCGTGTGGTCGTTCTTTGACCAATCCTGTTGGCTCTCCCATACCCATCGTCTACTGAACGATTCTCGATATCTCGAGTGACGCCAGGATTATTGATAAGATCAACTTTCAATTTTGCAGCTGATCGAACCCTAGCAACTTCAACACCGTCCTGTTCATCAATGTCACTCTGAGTGACTTGAAAGCCAGTCTGTTGAACTACAGCACGTTTGTTGTCTTTTGCCGTCAAATGTCCACGACCACTTCTTGGATCACGAACAGCGTTCCTATCAGAAACATTGAGGACAGTATCTTCATCAAGACTATCACTAGTCATGACCTGACGTTCATGTCTCTTAACACGACTCAAATCAGTGCTTTTTGACTGTGAGACTGCTACATCACGTGTCGCGACAAACGCTCCTGGTTTGTGACCTTCTGGATCGAGAGTGGCCCAACCATCTCTGATACATGCCCTGATTTGGGGCTGAGGGAATTCACGGCCTTGATATTTGCATATCGTTCCGTCATATTCGAATTCATCACCTTCAAGCAAGTCAACAGGTTCACTACCATTATGACCGCCGACACGAATTTTCATCTGCGGGTAGAAGGTGTGAAACTCGCCGCGTTTCCACTGAATTTGAACTGCCATATGTCCTCCGAGTATTGATCTTACTGAAGGATCAGAAATATCATTATTAAAAGATTAACGGTAAATTTCCGGCAAATTTAAAGACGTTGATATCATATCAAGAACTAACTGTGAAAGTACTATTCGGTATGAAGAGACGAGTGATATCAGTACTTACGGCAATATTTATAATTACAATTGCTTTCATAATATCATTGCCGTATATAGCTGAGAATCTCTTTCTAAAAGAAATAGGAAAATCAGGTTTCTCAGGAGTTGTTGAAAAAACCCAGGTAAGAATCGGAAAAGTAATCCTGTCGAAAGCCGATATAAGACGACGGGACATTTCAATAAAAGCATCTAGAATAGAAATATCATTCAATCGTTCCTTAAAACCAACAGTAGTTTCAATTATTGGAGCGAGAATAGTAAAAGAATCGCAAGAAAGAAATACTGGGAAACAGCAAAAACTCGAGGAAAGAGAAATCAGAATAGAAATTAAGGATTCTGAATTAGTATATAAAACATCAAAAATATCCGCAATCGCCAATCTAAAAAATGCGATTATTCAAAATGGAACTATTGGAATTGAAGCAGATGCTTTAGTTACAACAGAGTATGGAAAAATAAATATATATGGGTTAAAAGCTAAAGATATTGGGAGAAATAATCAAACAATCGCAACAGCAAGAGAGATGCAGATTGATCTATCTTCCATACCAGAAAAGAAAATAAGAGAAACTAAATTAGATGAAAAACCAGAAGCATTAGCATTGATGAATGTGATGTTTTCTGTCGAAAAAGTAACAGCTACGATACGATCAACTAAGATTCAATCAATAGGAACAGTTTTTAGATTAGAACATGAAGGAAGGTTCACTTCTTTCAAAATAAGAACTGATGAAGTAGATTCAGACATATTAAGTGCAAGAAACGCTGAATCAGAATTATTAATAGATAAAGAAAACCCGAGAAAACTAAGAATAACTACGAGAGCCGATTCATTATCGACAGAGAATGGACGAGTATCACCAGAAGAATTCGTAACAAACAAAGTAAAATTTGATTTGTTTCTAGAAGTCTTAGAAGATCGATGGTTCAGAGTTACTCCATCATCAATAAGTATAGGATCAACTATAATCGATATATCAGGAGAGACAAATCCGTCTTTGTTTAAGATATCGGCAGAGATGAGAGAACAAGAATGTCAAGCATTGATCGAATCGATACCAAGTGAAATAATTCCAAAACTAATTCCGGGGACAAAAACGAAAGGAAAGGTAGCCTGGAGAATTAGTATTGATGTTGATTTACCAGATCGAAAAAAACCGAAAGTATCAATGTGGCTAAAAAATCAGTGTGCAATTTTAGCAGTTCCAGATTCACTTTCAGTTGCAAAACTAAAAAAACCATTTGAAAGAGAAGTTTATACGTCAGATGGAAAAAAGAAAATAGTTATCGGAGGACCAGGAACTGAGAGCTGGGTTCCTTTAGCACGAGTTTCACGATTCATACCACTTGCAATACGAACAACAGAAGACCCTGGATTTCCGTATCATAGGGGGTTCTTGATCGAAGCCTTTGAAAGATCCCTAGAACAAAATATAACAGCCGGGAGATTTTTAAGAGGTGGAAGCACCGTCACAATGCAACTAGCAAAAAACCTATGGTTAGCTAGGGATAAAACATTATCGAGAAAGATTCAAGAAGCAATACTAACAACTTATCTCGAACAGCATTTAACGAAAGATGAAATTATGGAGCTTTACGTTAATGTTGTTGAATTCGGGCCAGACATATACGGGATCGGAAAAGCATCAGAACATTACTTCTCGAAAAACCCGGCATCATTGACACTTAGCCAATCTTTATTTCTATCATCAGTATTACCGAGACCAAAAGGAGTTCAATTCAGTCCAGATACAAAATTACCGAAACCAAGAATGGAATTCATTCATAGCATGATGAAACTTATGTTAGAACGTGGTTATATAGATCAAGAACAATATGATATAGCGATAAAAGAAACCCCGACATTCGGAGAACCATCCGCTGGATCAATAGAAGACATAGAAATCCCGAGATCGGAACAGGGTATAAGTCCTAATGAGTGGAAGTGATAGAAGACGCTATCTCAAGAATTCTTGCCGTTTCAAGTGAAAGAAACGGATCAAATCTCCAATCAGTTTTACCGGTTAGGATATAAGTAGAAAAAACAGTCAGTAATTCTTCAAGCGGAGATATGGGAGAAGTAGGAACGGTCTTACCCTTAAAGTAAAAATTTCCATCGTATACAGCTTCATTCTCTTCATGGAATACTGAAAAAGCTCGATGTTTATTTTTCAAACCATTTCCGAATTTCAAATTCGCGAATGATGGATTGAAAGATAAAGATAATTCATACATGAATCCTGATCCTGATTCTATTTTATTAGCTTTTATCTCATCAGGAGCTCGATTGAATAAAGAAAGGGCCATTGAAATATCATGAGGCCCCCAATCAAGAAGAGGTGAATAATCTCTAAACGGACCGAAACTACCAGCAAGAGAGTCGATGAATTTCGGCGACCATTCAGAGGTCCATTCTCTTAGAACTCGGAAAGCTAAAGAAAAAAGATGTATATGACCAGCTAGTAAAGAAATTTTGCATTTATCAGAATGATCAAACATCCTTTTAGTAGAAGCAAAATTTAAAGAAACAGGTTTTTCAACTAGAACAGGCTTCCCAGCCTCCAATGAACGAATTGTTAAATGTTCATGTGAAGAAGGTGGAGTAGCAATCACTACCCCATCACATAAAGATAGAAGATCATCAAGATCTCTCGCAACATATATATCTGGAAATTCACTAATTAGAGAAGAAGAAGATCTTAAAACAGCAGAAATAGACACATTATCCATTTTCGCAGCTGTTTTAAGATAATTCTTACCCCAAGCACCAACACCTATGAGACCAAGTTTTACAGGTTTCTTCACGAGTCGATATAAGCTTCTTTAGCCCAGTTAAAAAATCTTCTGAGACCATCGTCTAAATCCACTATCGGCCCATATCCAAGTTGAGACTGAGCTTTACTGATATCAGGACATCTACGCATCGGTTCATCGCCAGGATAAGAATCTGGATATTCCATTAAGTCATATTTTACTTCTTTACCGATAATTTCACCGATCTTAATGGCAAGATCTACCATCGAAATTTCCGGCGTTGGATTCCCAATATTATATGGCTCGCCAGGAACGCCATCAACTAAGACTTGAAGAAAACCGCGAATTGCATCGGTGATATAACAAAAAGTCCTAGTTTGTTTACCATCACCATAAATATGTAATGATTCCCCATCCATGATCTTAGCACCGAAATTTGGAAGAACACGATAATCGGTCTTCTGCATTCCAGGACCAAAGACATTGAATGGACGGATCATTTTCACATTAACGCCATGAGTCTCATGGTAAACACGGCAGTAAGTCTCACCAACTCGTTTACCTTCGTCATAGCATGCACGTGCACCAAGACATGAAATATTCCCACGATATGATTCTGACGTCGGAACATGTTTACTGTCTGGATCACCATATATTTCACTTGAACTAAAGAAAACAACCTTGCACCCAGGATGTTTTTGAGCCATGCGAAGAATATTTTCAGTCCCGACCGTTGAAACTTTCAAAGTCTCTACAGGATACTTACGATAATAAAAAGGACTAGCAATTCCTGCTGCATGAAGAATAAAATCAACAGGCCTTTCTGGATAGAATGGCTTTATCACATCATGTTCAACAAAAGAAAATTCACGCGATTTTGAGGCTTCACGTCCACTAACACCAGCAGTTATGAAATTATCAAGAACTACCAATTCACATGGCATGAATTTAGATGGTCGCGATTCATTTAAATGAACGAATGTCTCAACAAAATATCGACCAAGAAAGCCCATACCTCCAGTAATCAAAACTCGACGCCCGTAAAAAGATTCCTTTACGGAATCGGGTAAATTTGCAACAATCTCTGCGATATCACTTGAAAGAATTTGTTTCATGGGTAAACTCTAACTTCCGGAATTGGAACGATAAATTTCTTACTGTTAACAGCAAACTTGCTGTGAGTCCTCATAATTGACTCTGCAAAATTCCAAGCAAGAATTAGAACATAATCAACATTCTGCTCATAAAGGGCGCTTGTCGGAAGAACAGGAATGAATCTTCCAGGAGTATATAAACCTTGCTTTAGTGGTGAATCATCAACAATAAAATCGATAAGTCCACTACCGATATCGAATTGATGCATGAGAGTCGTTACTTTAGCTGGGGCACCAAAGCCAGCTATTTTACGATTAGATAAACGAAATTCATTCAAAAGCACTCGTAAAGTAAATCCGAGTGAGTCGATCCGATTTTTAAATTCAGTGAAGGGACTTTTAAGATCTTTCAAATTGGAAAGACCGATCATCTTTTCATTTTCAAGAATAGAAAGCATGCGCGATGAAGCGCCTCTGCCAGCAAATCCAACATAGACCCGAATTGATCCACCATGAGTTGGGATTAATTTTGCATCGAAAATTTCAAGTCCAACTGAATCAAAAAATGGAACCAATGGAGCTAAATGATGATATGAAAGGTGTTCATGATATATAGTATCGAATAAATTATCTTCTAAAACACTCGGTAGATAAGAGACTTCAAAAACAAAAATCCCACCATAAGAAAGTAACTTCGATACTCCAACAGCTATGTCACGAAGATCATCAGCATGAGCAAAAACGTTATTTGCAACAATAACTTTCGCTTTACCGTGATCACTCGCAATTTTTTCAGCAAGATTCTTCGTGAAAAACTCTGGAAGAGTTTGAATCCCCTCATCAGAAGCTTTTTTAGCTATAGCACGAGCTGGATCAATACCTAAAACTTTGCAACCGATTCTCTTGAAAGCTTTCAAGAGTGTTCCATCATTACTACCTATATCGACAATTAAGTCACCGTGACCAACTTTGAGGATAGACCAAATATCTTTAGTATAAGCCTCAAAATGATCAACAAAAACTTTCGAAGTCCCGGAAACATATACGTAATTTGTAAATAAACGTTCCGGAGGGACTACAACCGGAAGTTGAGTGTGTCCACATTTCGTGCATCTAGATAAGAATAAAGGAAATTCGTCTTGCTTTGTCTTAGATTCAACGAATTCTTTTGTTACAAATTCATTAGCTGGTGGAGTTGAATTGAGTTCTAAAACTCTTTCAAGATCACCACCACAAAGACGACAACAGCAACGAATAGAATATTTCGGTGCTTCAAGAGGCAGAGTTTCCGACATGCGGAAACTCTACCAAATTGATCTCAGTCAGATATTAAATCGTTTCCCCGGATAATTCCCAATCCCGAATAACTTCATCAATAATCGAAGAATCAATGAATGAAACACGAACCACATCAGATTCATGATTCTCATGAGACCGAATATTCTTAGCCATCGTAATGATGACAGTATCCTCCAAAAATACCATTGAATGTTCTCTCATTGGAGGTGTGAAAAACATGTGCCCAGTTTTAAAAATCATGGGCTTCGGAATCTCTGATGAATCGACAGCACGTTCAAAATAAGCAATGGCACCGGAAACTACATAGGCATAATGCCAATCGGTTTTGTGATAGTGATTGGCTCGTACGGCCCCTTTACTCGAAGTAATGGCTGCAACACTAGTTATTGGTTTAAGAATGAGATTTTGAATTATCCCGTTCTGATTCCTAAATGGTGCATCTAAAGGAACATCAATTCTCGCAGGCCACTCTCCACGTTCAACCATTGAAGTGAATTCATCATTATTCATTGTTTTCTTCCAGTAGCTAAAATAGTCGATTGACCAGGAACATCAGGAACAGGAATATCACAAATTACAACAGAAACATCTTTTAATCCAGATGTCTCCATATCACGAGAGACTTCTTCCGGCAAGGGTGCTCTCAAATGTTCCTTCATTGAGTTCCATTTTGTAGCCCATACCATCGGAAAACCTCGAGCCCATGAACCATGCGGCGTCGATAAAAGTAATTTTCCGCCGGGACGAATAAATGAAATAGCGTGTTCAAGAAGCTTGAACACATCAACTACATGTTCATAAACTTCAAAAAGAATCACAACGTCATATTGAGATGGCCAAGTCCCGAGAGGAGCGTGATGACCATAAAATTCAACTACTTGATATTTAACTCTAGTCTCCCATTTAATTGCTTCCGATTGAGCGTATGAGATAGCTTTATCGCTACAGTCAACTCCGCGTATTAGTTTATCGGGGAATTTTAAACCAAGACGATTAGTTAACCAGCCGTCATTACATCCAATTTCAAGAATATATTTTGCATCACCGATATTATTGGCAGCAAAATTCCATCTCGGATAATGCTGATCATTCAGATCAATATCGTTCGGAAGCGGTCGTGCTCCAATCCCACCATATCCTGTATAAATCTTCTGCATGATCGATTCATCATCAACATGCGCAAGACATTTATTCGTTATCGCAACCATTTCCTTAATCGTTTCTGAACTTCTGATCTCCCACGGAAGAGACCGTAGAAAATACCTCGCGTTCAGATGTTCTTCATGAAGCATTAGCTGCTTCCATAAAGTGATGGCACAGGAAAGTTGCTCTTCTGGAGAGATTTTTATCGGATCTTCGAAAATCATATATATGGAATCAAATCTTTCACAAGATAATTCCAGTCATACATCTTACCAAGCTCCATGGCTCGTTTCGCGTTTTTGATATATAGATCATCATCAGAAAGATGTTGAACTACACATTCAAAAAACTCACTTTGGTGATCAACAAATGGAGCAGGAGGTAGAGGGAGATAACTACCGTAAACCTCCGGAATAGCTTCATCCGCCGGAATTATCGGTAAACAACCAGCGACAGCACATTCAAGAGTAGCGACAGAAAAACCTTCTGTATAGCAGAAAGGTTCAAGAGGGAATACCATCATTCTGGATCGACTTAAAATATCAGCTATTCGATCACAAGATGTGCTATTATAATGTTTGACACCTAAACGTTCAAGTTTTTTCAATGCTATATTAATATATCTCGATCTTTGCCCATTATGATCAAGAGAATCTCGACAACAACGATAATAATTATTCCATTCGTAATAAATATCGAGGGTGAGTGATGGGAATTTCTGCTTAAGTCTCGGATACATCTCAAGAAGTCTATGAAGACCTCTATCAGGTGAAGAAATATGAATTATTTTAAATGCTCTAACTGGAAATGGTCTCGGTGAAAAAACCGTTGGGTCACAGCCATTATAAAGAACCCGCCAACGATTGAAAGCTTCGCGTGAATGATGCTTAACTAATGAAGCTGACGGAGTAAAAGCAATATCAATTAAACCATTTTCCCAGCCAGGAATCGGAAAAGAATTGAGTTGTTGATTGACTGATCTAACCCCAACATTAGAGAAATTTTGAAGAAGAAATGGATCATTCATGGCTAAAGCATGGTCCCATTGCTTATTCACATAATTGCCTATATCAGAGTGTTTTAAACAAGTAACGCCTCTATAATTTCCAGGCAAAGAGAAGGGGCCGAAAGCAGTTACTTCATGACCAAGCTTAGCAAGAGCCGTGGCATAGCCAAACATGGCTTTCTCTGACCCAGTAAGTCCTCTTTTGTGTGATGTTAATTGATCAACATCAGGGAATGGATGAAGAACATTTCTCTCTGGATAGACGAAAGCTATTCTTCTGGAAGTTCTAGTAATAGATGGAGCTCGAGGCTTATATTCATATATCAAATTCTCAAGTTCTCGAGCGCAACGATCAAAACTAAACTGGGATATCCACGTTTTCCCGATTTCAGAAACTTCTTTCGCTCGAACTGAATCCGTCATAACTCTGACGGTTTCTTCAATGAATTCTTCTTCAAAAAGCGTGGGAGGTGAAGGAGTAAGAACGAGATCTCGAAGAACTTCATGGATGCCGTCTGATGGAGAAAGAACTACAGGAACTCCAGCAGCACAACAATCCATTACTGATACAGGAAAAACCTCGCATGGAACCGGCGGTTCTGATGGATAAGCAAATATTGAACAAGTAGAAAGTTCCTTCAAGATGGAATTTCTAGATTGAGATCCGTGAATCGTTATGAAATCCCGACAGATCTGCAATCCGTGTTTAATCTCATCAATAACTACTCTTTGATCATCAGATATAGGAGTATTCGGATTATTTAGAATATCAACGACTCTATTACTAAATATATGAAGATGCGCATGCGGAACTCTCGCGATTATCTTCGGAAGAACCCGAAGTAAAACATGAAGACCTCTCTCCGGACTCGTATGGAAAACCATCTTTCCGGGAATAGGATTCCATGATTCAAATTTTCCTGCATCACAAGCATTCGGGAGAACATCCCAAATTTCGTCCATTCTTGAACGATGATAATTTTTATTAAAGTTAGTAGCTGAAAGATAAAGATCAGCTCTTTCTTCATCAAACGGTAAAGCGTAAAAAGTTTGATGTTGACATATACGAAAAGATGTTGTCCATAACGGAAGCATTCTCCCATCATGATAGGCAAATGCAACATCAGAAAATCTTTTCGGTCCTTCCGATATTTTATAATAATGAATACCTAATTCATCAACGTGATCTTGTGAATAATTACCATAAATATATACATTATGGCCCCTACGAGCCATCGCCCAAGCAGTTCCAAGTAAATTTATCTCTGTCCCAGATATACCAGATGGATCATCTAGAGGTGTGACAGGGTTTCTGACTTTATAGCCAGATGAATATTCGGACCAAAGAAAATCGATTAACATCCGTACCCTTGAATAGGGAAAGAGAAACACTTTTCGAAAACTTCATATCCAGGTAATTCGTTCAAAAATGACTGTGAGCCAATATTGAAACTTTGTGAAATCAAATTCTTGATTTCATCATTACCAGCTATTCTCGTAGCACTAAGCAGCATTTCATGTGTCGACGGATTAAATGCAGGAATACATGACGGATCAGAAAAATAAAGAATTTTACAATCAGATCTGAAGTGTCTCAAAGCCCACGGCTCATCAAAAACAATGAAAACATCCGTAGTCGCAATTAAACGAGACGACATCATAAATTCGAAATTTCGAAATTTATAACCACCTGTTTGTGCAAAGGGATCAGAGATATTACCAAGAATTGATAAATCTAGACGTGGATCCCCCCGCAAATAAGCAAAAATATCAGCATGGAATTGCTTAACAAACCTGGAACCAAGCCAGAAAGTCACGTACATCACCAGCAAACCTCCGGGAATCCATGTTTACCGCGAGTTGTAAGACATGTTTCAAGATCACATACGAGATTTGCCCATTCAAATTTCTTCGCGTGTTTAATGCAAAGTTCCGATATTTGTTTACGTCGCATATCATCCGTCAGCATATTTACAACAAGATCTTCATATTCCTGTTTATGAGCTGAGTATGGCGCCGGAACATTAGGACAAACCTCAGACCAAAGTTCATCAAAAGCATCGGCTGCACACAATACTGGAACAGCACCAGAAGCACATGCTTCAAGAACAGTAACACCGAAAGTTTCAGTATAATGAACGGGATCACACGGATAAGCAAGTAATTCAGCTGAAGCCATTTCATCACGAATAATTTCACGACTTACAGAATCACGAGCAAAAACACCGTGCTCTCTAAGTCTATGTAATGCTTCAACAGTATAACGAGATCTCTGCCCAAGTTCCCTCATATGAGGAGAAGATTCATTTTCCGGAATATTATAAAGATGCTGAAGTCCCGCAAAATTATAAAATACGTGAAGTTCAGCATGCGGAACACGTCTTTTGATCTTCGGAAAAGCCTCAAGAAGCCAATGAAGCCCGCGATCATGAGATGAGGCCCAAACCATTTTTCCAGGAATTTTATCACCCGGTTTGAATATACTAGTATCTACACCGTTGTTTATGACTCTCCATTTCTCCGAAGGAAATGAAGTTAATGATCTCATGTATCTAGCGTGGGAATGCGAAAGTGGACAGAGAAGATCAACATATGATTCCCAGCCAGGTTCGCATAGCTTAAAGTCAGATACTTGTTGATCAAATAGTCTAAAAGCTGACGGATTAGCTATTTTCAGTGGTTCCGGAGTCATGAAGGAACAAAGAGCGTTCCATTCATGAGAATGGTATGTAGATGCCCATTCACCGTAATGACAGCATATTACATCACCAATTTTCCCAATTTTAGTGAAATTAGAAAAAACTGTAACACTATGACCTCTCTTCGCTAGTTCAGTAGCAAACATGAAACATGTAAGCTCTGATCCAGTTAAACCACGCGATGAAGTCCAAATTTCATCTGGATTCACCGGATTCGCCATCATAGAGGATGGATAGAAAAGTCCAATTCGAAGCGGCATTATCCCACCTTACACTGAATGTACTTCTGGAAAGAAATATCTTAGGGTACTCTCAAGACCATCATCAAGAGAGACCGTTGGTTTCCATCCTAATATTTCAATAGCTTTTGTAATATCAGGTTTTCTTTGTTTTGGATCGTCCGCCGGAAGAGGATGAAAAGTAATCATTGAGTCCTGATACTTAGAACCAAGACACATTTTAGCGATATCAAGAATTGTCCTCTCATCTGGATTTCCAATATTAACAACCGGATGTTCACCAAGAGAACTTCTCTCACAGTTCATGAGTTTGATGAGACCATTAACAGTATCGGAAACATAACACCAACTTCTTGTTTGCTTCCCGTTTCCGTAAACAGTTAGCTTGTCGTTGGCTTCCATCTGACGAACAAAATTAGGAATGAGTCTCCCATCGTTACGATCCATTCTAGGTCCGTAAGTATTGAAAATACGAGCTATTCTAACATCCGTCCCATATTGACGAGACCATGATGCCGCTAACGATTCCCCAGCTCGTTTACCCTCATCATAACAAGAACGATCTCCGACAGGATTTACATTCCCGTAATAACTCTCAACTTGAGGATGAACTTCTGGATCTCCATAAACTTCAGAAGTAGAAGTTATGAGAAGACGGGCACCGGTATTCCTGCACATTTCAAGAGAGTTTAAAGTCCCGAGAATAGCAGTTTTTATAGTTCTAACCGGATTTCTTTGATATTGAACAGGACTTGCTGGGCAAGCAAGATGATAAACTTGATCACATTCAATATGCCACGGATCACAAACATCATGTCTCCAAAATTCAAATTTTGGATTTCCGAGAAGATGTGCAATATTTGATCTAGAAGATGTGAAAAGATTATCTAAACAAACAACATCATCACCATTTTCTAATAAAGCATCGCAAAGATGCGAACCTATGAAACCAGCCCCACCAGTTACAAGAATTTTCATATTAAATGGCCGCTTTGTATGGAAGTACTAAATCTCGTTGAACTTCATCAATAGTTTGATGGAGAATGCGATCCCATTCTCTAGCTAATTCATCGAGACAAAAATGTGACTTAGCATATTCAATCAATGAAGCTCTGTCAGAATCATTCGGATTCAACATGGCTTCAACAACTGCGTCAATAAACTTAGTTGAATATTCGGGGGATAACCAATCAAGTATCTCACCATTTTGACCACAAATCATTTTTCCACGTGGTCCTACAGTTTCGTTTAAGGCTGCAATTGGTGATGTTACTATTCTTAAACCAGCGGCATGGGCTTCCATAGCAGTAATGCAACTTGTTTCAGTAAACCAAGTTGAATAAGCCCATACTCCACTCTTCATTTGTTCAATAGCCAGATCTTTCTGATTGATTCTATCATGGTAATAAACACCATGTACACGATTAGCATCCATGAGATTTCTCAGATAATTAATCGTCCCAAGTTGCCCATAATCCTTCATCGAATTTGCTGAAGTTTCCCAAGTCTTGAATCCATAAAACACATGAAGTTCGGCATCTGGAACACGTTCTCGAATCTTCGCCATGCTAGAAACGATAACTTGAAGTCCTCGATCAGGACTTGAACTGTATATGGCCCGATGAGGATTTCTAGTAATGGGAGAAGAATATCGAGAAAAATCTATACCATTACGGGTAACAATGACTTGATCCGGATGCATAAATGGATATCTAGTTAGGATATTTCCCTTATGCCAATCGCTAAGAGCGAAGATCCGATCAAACCTAAGAGATCTAGGATGTGTTAATAAATCACCACAGTGAACATCGTGCATCCAACAAATACGAATTTTAGCGTTCACATTAAATGCATTATCGATAGCACGAGGCTGTCTCGATGAAATCAAGACATCACAATCAATATTAGAATATTGATCATGGTTTATGAATTCAACGCCCTCATATACTCCACTACTATTTCGACAATCACCATAGAGTCTAACTCTATGTCCAAGACGAACAAGTCTTCTCGATAATTCCCAAGCCATGGTTTCTGATCCACCTATGCCAAATTGTGCAAAAGTGGTTGGATTCCATTCTTCAACAGCAGGACCGGTATAGAGAACGATATCTAATGGAGAAGATGAAACTTCAGTAACGACAGAATGAAGTTGCCTTAAAGAGCATGTTACAACAGTGGATGATCCTGAAGGTCCATTACCCATTTGAACATTAGGAATAGTCCCTGAAGGACCATTTGATACTTGTGATGTAGAATCGCCTCCATTACTAGTCTTTTGAATAATTACTCTGCGATGAAGTGCTTCTCGCATGAATGAAACAGCATCAGGCTCGAGTTTTTCAATTCTTAAGAGTGTATTTAATCCTTCCTCGATCTTTTGCTTAGCAAGGAACTCTTCGTATACTATTCGATTCGATTTTAAACCACTATCGTCAGGACAATATCTAAGACCGGTGTTGACACTCTCAAGAGCTCTACTAACGTCACCGATCTCGCTTAATGCTAAATTCAAATATCTATGGATATCATAGTTTCTTTCCATCGGATTGACGAAAAGAATAGTTTCAGTCGGAGGCATTGAAAGACCCTGATTAAAGAAGTGAATACTTCTTTCCCAGTTTCTACGAGCTTCTTGTGGCTGTCCCGACTGTTGATGTTTTTGAGCAATGAAATAAAAACTACGTCCAAGAGCAAAATATGGTTCAGCCCATTTTTCTTTCACAGAAACGGCTTTGAACCCCCATTCGATTGCCTTTTCGTAATTACCTAGATTACTATAATGTTTTACGATTTCAAGACATGCAAGACATTTTTCGTCATCCCATCCAGATTTTGCCACATACTTGGTATGAAATTCAATTGATGTGAGCAAATCCCCCGCATTAGCATATTCAAGACCAAGATAATAAAGCTGCCTCGCGTCCTCATCACCATGTATTGCGTAGTAAGCTTGAAGAATCCGAAGGTTTCGATTTTGCTCGATTACCTTTCCTGAATTTTGCCGCCTATGGATGATCCGAACAACATCAGTTTTCACCATCTCTGAGTGAATTTTAGGTGTGAAAACTTCATGAACAGGACTAGACCATTTAAAAGCATCCTTCGGACGCAATAATCGTTCCCGATAATGTAAACATGTCACATTCCCACGTTCATCATGGGAATATTCATACGGAAACATAAATAAGACTGGGTTATCACCCGGTCTCTCACGATCGTAAGTTTCAATAAGTTCATTTAACTTATCTGCACCTACTACTTCATCATCCCCATCAACCCATAAAACCCATGGCTGAGTGGCAAGATCAATACTTCTCTGCCTAGCCATTGAAAAATCAATGATGCGTCCTTCGCTATCATTGCATTCAGTGAAAACTTCAAAGATGTCAGCGTATTTCCTGGCAACTTCCGGAGTTCCATCAGTTGATCCAGTATCAACGATAACTATTTCTTTTACATATGGTCGAAGCGATTTAAGACAAGCTTCGAGTTGATGTATTTCATTCTTGGTAATTAAACAAGCTGAAACTGGACTTGGCATCGAGCAAAACAATACCAACCAAATCCGTCATTCAAACATCATATGGATCAACATCATACGGATCAACATCATACGGATCTTCTGCCGACGCAAATTTTAAATCAGGAACCGGCGAAAGAGCTGTTAATTCATATTCATCAGAAACATCAACTTCAACTAACCGATTAGCTACTGGACGTAAAAAAGGAATCTCCCGTCCATGTTGCTCACTCAGAAGTTCAAGCGCTGTCTTATCATTCATGTCAATATAAGGCATTGACAACCTCAGTGTCCAATAAGTCTGGAAGCAATACGATCTTCCATAGTCAATGATAAAGGCAGTTCTACTCTAACATGAGCATCATCAGCATAACCCATGATAGAAAGTTCGTAAACAGTGAAAGAAATGGGGCCAGGAAGGGATGAGTTAAAGACATAACCCTCCGGTGTTTCTTCTTTCACATACGAAAGAGTTACATGCGGTTTATATTCAGGATACTTATGTCTATACGGAATTTGAAGACGATCAAATTCAGCTTTCAAAGCATAATGGATCGCCTGAAGTTCCGGAGAGTTGATAAAGCAAATAATTGGAAGACCGTCATCAGGATTCCTAGGAAATGAACTGACATCCTGAATAGTTATCTGAAACGGCCGATTCTTTGAAGTTATGGCATGAGCAGCAATCATAGTCTTTGCAACGTCAAGAATCGGACTAGCCTTATCGACGTACAAGACCGTAACATGCATATCAGAAGCCGAGTGTGGTTCCCCCGGAACTTCTTGTTGCTCAAGAACCCTCCCGACTTCTACGGGGACACGAATACCTATGATCATGATCCGAACTCAAATCAAGAGTCCAAGATCACTCTACATTTAGGTTAAAGGACGTATCTCTTCAGAAAAATTTCGGACGGATTTAATCCAATCCCTAGCGGTTTTACCATTTCTAAAGATAGAATCATTAATTTCCACCATCGTAGCCCCGTCTTTTACAGCCTGAATGGCTGATTCAGCATTGAGAGGGCCAAGAGCCAGAAGAGTTGAGTCTGGAGGGCAGGATTTAATTATTTCACGAGCGCGATCTATATCATTCGAATGGCAACAGATACCACAGACAGTTTGAAGAGCAGTTGAATAGATCGCAGGAAATGTAAATGCATCAGGTGCCGGAACTTCAGAATTACCGTAAATAACGTAATTAGCCCCGGCTTCAATAGCAGAATTAATAAAATCTACACCATCTGAACCGATAGTAGAAATCATTAGTTTCAAACCAAGACTATCACACATACCTTTCATAGTCTCGATAGATCCCCACTCCGAAATCGTATGATCAAATTTTGCTACGCCAAAATGTTCATACATCTCTGAAGCATAATCAACAACATCCATCAAATTTTTGAAATAAGAGGGAGTGAAAGGAATAACAAGACGGCGATGGGGTCGTATATCCATGATATTACGTACAATCGCAAGTCGTTCGTGGACCAGGACCGAAACCATTTTGTCCACATTCCATCGATTTTTGCATATAACAAGTACGCTCACATGATTTAGAATCAGATTGTCCCTTGCAGATACTTATGCAAGTAGCACAATGACGATGAACATCGTGCCTTGAAGTTGATGCTGGAAATAGGAGGGCGAGAAGTAAAAAGGTTTTCACAACCGCCAATAAATAATGAGATTGTTGATTTACGAAATCAATCTTCAATAACGGCGACGATACGCTTTAGTTCAGAAGCCACAAGACTTTGACTAGGCTTCTTCGAAGCATCGATTCTATCAGCAATTTGACGAAGAGTTGATGCAAGACTGGAGGGGCTCGTACTTGCTATCGGAGCAGTCGGGAAACTAGAATTCTCAATAATATCACTTACAGCTTTTTGAAGCTTCACATCATCAGCATAGAAATTAACAAATCTCTGAAGAGAACTAGGGTCCGGTTGAATTATTGCATATAACCTATCACCAAGCCCACCAATAAAAGTATCAACTTCAGTATCGGAAATGGGACGTTTTACTTTTGACCGATATTCTCTAGCAATATCATCCCCATATTTTCCTAAAAAGGTCTCGATTTTATCATCGAATGCTTCAAATATAGTATCAAGACTTGCAATTCGATTCTTAGCCTGTCGAGCCGATTTCATAGTAGAGATACTCAATAAAGAGTTCAGCCGTAAGTTAAAATTTAGAGAGCATAAAGAGATAAATGAGAACTGGAAGAGAACTGGATGAAATCACCGAACGTCTCAAGAAAGAGATGGAAGATGATCTCAAATGGAAAAGAGTCAAAGTCTTGGAAATGCTCATCCTTTCTCAAGATACCATATCCATCCTATTTAAAGGACCACCAGCATATCAAGCCTCGAGTGGTAAAAGAAGACTGACTTTGAAATCGAGAGAATTAGTTGAAGCAATGATTGCTTCCATGTTCTCTTTAAAAGAAGAAAACCGAGTTGAAATATCGGCCAAAGTCATAATCGGAGGGAATACCCTAAGAGATTTTCAATTCGATTGGGACACAGCTTTCCCGGGCAAAGAAAAACTCCTGGCGTATATGATTATGAATTCTTGAACCAAGATGGTGGAGGGCCGTAATCAAGTTCCGCTAATTCAAGACGTGCGATTGCTAAATGAATTTTTCCATCTTCAAAAGCTTCCGTCCAAGCTACAATAGCACCTTTAGGTAAAAAACCGAGATCTTCATTAAGAAGAGTATTTACAATAGGAGATACTATATCTAAAGGGTAAGGCTGCGACCAAGCCATACGAAGATTTCCGTCGAAAGCTGGTATGTCAGGATAACTCACTAAGCGATGATTACCAGCTAAGGATAACTTTGACCAGCCAAATGAAGCAAAATTCCATATATAACAAGAACCGCCGACATCATAATGAGGATGGCTGGGTGGAAGAACATAGTCCCACTGAACTGAGTTATTAATCATAACTCAGGTTACATTTAATATATAACTATAAACGAGCAGCTCTAGAAAGAGTTGACCTGAGGAATTTCACTCCGAAGGAGGCAAATCGACGACTTTTATTTTCCTCAATATTCGACGCTAAAACACGAAGGTATTGAGAAATCGCCATCGGATTCGGGTCACGTAACACCGAAGCGACCATTTGAACTTCTCCCTCAAGCCCTTTAGCCCAAGTGAGAATGGCTTCGGCATCTTCCTCAGACATTCCGCCGTCAACAAGTTTCGATATTTCTTGTTGTAATTCCGCTAGTTCTTTCTTGAGAATTTCATCAACATCAGAACTGGGAACCGAGGATGTTATCGAGGAGAGTGCTAGATTCGACACACGGAGATGGTTAACAAAAAACTCATTCACTCAATATCCGTTGACGAGCTTTCCATTCTTTAGATCGTCGATTAGCACAAATACGACAAATACGATGAGTACTAGTCCGATACCAAGCAGTCGATAGATCATGACCATGTTTACAATGAGTTTTATAATTACGTTTAGTCGAAGCTTCAACAGCAGTCATAACCTTTGCTCGAACATCAGGTCTTGACATGACCTCTTTAGAAGCTGCTGAACGTCTAGCTCTAGTTTCAGGAGTACGAGCTGCAGCTTTAGCAAGCTCCGAAATCTTAGCTTTAATTTCAGGTTTGTTGAGTGCAGCCTTACTCGCTGCCATATTACGAGCTTTGAAAACTGGATCAGCTAGTCTAGTTTTTACGATCAAACCTGCACGAATCCGAAATTCGGGATCATCCCAGGGGTTCTTACGGATTGGGTGAGGAATATGCTCTCCACCCTTCATTAAATTAAATCCCTTTTCAAGATTTCTTGAATCAAAGTGGTCAATCCACTTGGCTTCAGCTTCATTCGCAGATTCTAAAGTCTCACAGACTTCCAGAACTTCATGTGAAAAAGCATTTTTTCCGAATTTTCGAATAGCATTCGGAAAGTGCCAGCGGCCGCCTTTCGAATTCTTAGCCTGAGAACAATGTTGACCCCAACGCCGCCCCATAGTTTGAGAAGTCAAACCAACATAGCGGCGTCCAGAGTCAACATGAGTATGACAATAGATCGTCCACGGCATGAGTAAACTCTACCGTGGACTGTTCCACAAAGCTTCTATATCTTGATCTCTACATCATTCATGATTGCCGTACAGGCAGCAGATTGTCCATCAAAATCAATAGTCATCGAATTTTCGTCAAGACTACTGAATTCTGAAAACCAAACTTGACCGACAACAAGACAGAAAGTTGTCTGCGCAATATCATAAATGAGACTGCGAGTCTTTGCTACTGCCGCTTTCGTCTGACCATCAAGCCACGCTTCCAGTACAGCTTCCTTCTTCGCTGCTTTCTTATAAATGTCACTCGCGAGGAATGCTTCAACTTCCTCATAGGTCCCTCTCATCAGGGAACCACCAGCATTGAACTTTCCCTTAGCAGCTTGAGCCTTCAGGTCCTTCAAACTTGGAAGAGTGCCACCGAAGCCCTTGATTGTAACCTCAAGTTCCTTGCCGATATAAAAATCAGATGCAGCAGCTTGAACAACCTTAGGACTGAAACCACCGCCAGTCAGTCCTTGATCTTTGAGCCACGCTGCACCGTCTGCACCATATAACTCAGCAAATCCAGCTGTCTTAACACCAGGAATAAGTTCCTTTGAATAGGAGTTATATACCTTCTGAATTGCCTGAGCTTGAAGCAGGGCACATTTGGCTGTGAAGAAAGACTTAGCACTAACAGCCCCAACCATTTTTTGATTGATGACTGGAAGACTTCGAAGATCAAACAAAACAACCATGTTCGCATCCGGAGTCACAGAAAGTCCGGCTGCCTTAAGTCTTTCTACTGTTAACGCAGTGACTTTACATGGAAGCTTCTCGACGTTTACGAGTCCATCCTTCACCATGGCATAATTTCGCCAGATATTGGTAGGGAATTTTTCCGGGATCTTTCCCTTCAAAGCATCTGGGATACGTGAGGATAAATCGACATGACCAGTTTTTCGGATCAAAATAGAAACATTCGGCCGCTCCTCATTCCACGTGAGGTTCATAACTGAATAACCATCAGGAGCAGGATCAGCAACGAATACTAAAGCCTTCTTGCTCGAACTGATAGCAGCAATACGATTCGTATATTCAGTGACCTTCTTCGCGTCTCTCTCACCAAGAAGCTTCAGAGTCAGATCTTGAATCTCTTTCTGCTCTTCCGGGGTCAGAAGCTCAGAAGCATCAATACGACCACGACCAATACGTGAGTACTTGAAATTCGGATCCTCGAGAAGGACATGATTCCCAGAATCTTCACTCAGAATACGGAGTAGATCGAGAACCGTAAAAGCGTCTTCAGCAGGAACACGAGAAGGATCATAGCCAGCAGTGAAGCGCAATGCAGGATTGAAAGCTGCTGATCTGGTAGCTTCCGTGAATTCAGAATACTTCTGCTTCCCGAACAGACCTGCTTGAGCTTCAATCAGAGAAACATCACCTACTGCCTTAAGTAGGGATTTGACTACACCAGTATTTACTCGTTGAGTGAATAAGGAAATAGCTGCATAAGTCGCGGCAAGGGCCTTTTCTTGAATCTGGTCTTGGTTCATATTTTCCCTGTTCCTCACGTAAAGTATTGATGGTTATGAGAAAGTACAACTAAGAGCATGATCCATGATCTCAATCATAGTACCAACTTTTCGTATGGGTGGCCTAGATGTTCTTTATCATGGATTAGTGAATCAAACATATAAAGATTTTCAGTTAATACTAATTGATATGGTGTATAAATATCGCCAACAGAAAGTACGAGAACTTATTAATATATCACCATTTCCAATTTTACACATGGAACCTTACGATAATCCATTTCCGACTGTAGCATATCAACGTTGTGTAAATACTGGAATCTCCGAAGCCGCAGGTAACCTGGTTTTATTTCTAGGAGATTATACCTGGCTCCCGCCCGATTGTGTCGAAAAACACATAGTATTCCATGAAAAGAATCCGAAATCAGTCCACGTCTGTCCGATGCAACATTTGAAATGTCCGGAATTAGATTATACTTTCATTCCATATCACAATATATCAATTGAAGGAGTATATCAAACAATTTTACCTAGACCAGAAAATGCAAGATTGATAGATAACTATGTAGCAGATCTTGAATCAGGATCATTAGAAAAATTCGGAATTTCGATCTTCAAAGAACCATTTAAAGGGATCGATAACTTTGAACTTTGTAGCATAATGCCAGGAGCTGATTCAGCGCTTCGTGAATCAGCCGGGCCTTGTAGACCAGATCATTTTCATTTTCAAAACGATTCCGTATCTCAAGAAATGTTATTGAGTATAAATGGAGCTGATGAAACATTCGATGGCACTAATGGTTGGCAAGATATGGAAGTCGCAGAACGTTTAGTTCAAGAAGGCGCTACCATCATCCTTGATCCATTGAATGTTGCGTATTATATCAATCCAAAATTCATTTTCCCGAGATGTAACTGGCTACGACCTGCTAATATGAATCAAAGTCTCTACCATTTACGTAGAAGTCAAGGTTATCCAAAACCGAATTCTTGGTCTTTACAAAATGGATGGGGATCAATGATAGTGAGCTGATGGCCAAATCTTACTAGATAAATTTTGTAATTCTAAAGATTCCTTTGGAATCCACAAACTATGAGATATAACTGGCCATCCAGTTCTTAAATATGGAATACGACAAACCTCAGTATATCCCATCGGGTTTAAGAGTGCCTGTAACTCGTTACATACATCTGGACGTTTAAATATGTGATTTTCAATCATAATCTTTGGACGAAATTTATTGATTAATTCATGGGCGCCTTCAATTATTTCAACTTCTGCGCCTTCAACGTCCAATTTCATCCAGTTTATTTGGTCTATTTCAGAAGAAAGACCCGATGAATCAAGTGGGGAAACTTCAATAATACCACCACTTGAATCAAAGTTATCGACCAATTTTTGAGATTTAATGTCGAGCCGCCCAGTTTTATTGTAAAGACCAGATCTCAAAACCCGACATTTCGATCCCCATCCATTTTTCTGTAATGACGCTTCAATGATATCACCAATACCATTTTGAGGTGACCAAGCATATACATAAGATGCGCCTTGAGCTAGAGCCGTTAAAGCATAAGATCCGGCATCTGCTCCTATATCGAATATTATATCCCCTACCGAGATATTCCATAAAGTGTCACGTACAGACACTTCATCTTCATGCACAAGGTAGGTTTCATGATTAGTACCGCCAATATAAGCGGCGAAATAACTAAACCCATTAAATGTAAGCTCTCGAAAATCATCTATCATATAGTTAAAACATATAATACTTCAAATCAGATAATGAATAATTAAGGTACTATGGGAGCTGGAGGTTGATAACGTCCTCCAACTGAAGAAAGATTACCGTTACAAAAACCTCCCCAAGCAACTAATTCCGATCCAGTCCAAGCAGCTGCGGCTTGTGCACAAAAACCTGTCGATGGAGATGAATTGTCATCAGTCCACGACTGAGTTTTTCGATCAAAAATTAAGACATGACCGTTATCCGATAAATAATATAATCTCCGGTTATCATCGGCAAAACTAGGGGCCGTTACCGGTTGAACTTCAGTAAAATCTGGAGTGTTGGTGGGGACTATCCAGTTATACCATGTTTTATGATTAATATCATATAATAATCCATCAGGAGCTGATCCGTAGGGTCCACCTCCCCAGACATGTAGCATACCATTATCAAAAAAAGCAGCGAATTGACCACCACGTTCACAACCTGAAAGAGGACAAGAAATGTCTTTCCAGGCGGAACCTAAAGAAAGTAAAGCACCGCTCGATACGGCAGCGCTAAATGGTTGACTGCCGCCATAAACTATTAGATCGTCACCGGTCCAGATCAAAGAAGAACCAAATCTACCAGAAGGTTCTAAATTAGTCTGTATAGAAGACCAAGAATCAGATAAAGAATATAGAACTTCCAAACCAGAATTAACTACTGATCCATCATAACAAGTCGGCACACCACCAAACACGAAAATGCCGGCATCAGTAGTTACAACAGACGATAAAGCACGTGCTTGATTTAAAACCGGAGTAGAAGACCCCCAAGTGTTATTACTTATATCATATGTAACACCAGATGAAAGAGCAGCCGGAGTTCCACTCGTACTATCGCAACCACCAAATAAAACGTATTTACCGTCTAAGAAAGCAGCACTAGCAAACCCTCTCGCAGAAGGAGCTCCCTCAGTTTCCATTGAAATCCAAGCCGGGGCACAACGAGAATTAGTGCAAGTACGACCAGCAACACATGCATATCCTAAAGCACCGCAATTATTATCATCACTCTCATAGAGAGCCTGCTTCGATGAACCAGTATTGCCATCGGCAGAACTGCATGCACAGATGAACACGAAAATGAATAATGAGTATTTCATGATTCCTCCACTCAATGCATAAGCCTAGGCTGCTTTAATCCCAAGAACATTCTGGGCTATCGCATTGATTTCGAGCTCTAGTTTCCCGACAGGGCTCGAAGATGCATACCATATTTCTGGAAGATCTTCTGGAACTTGTACGACGCCAGAATCAAGCGAGAAAGTGAGAAGGTCGCCATCAACCATGGCAAAAGCAAACCCACCAACAACTTCACCCGAAATCTTCACACTAATTTTCGGAGCGCCGGAAACTTTCCTCTGCATCACAGCCTCAAATGAGGGGGCGTAACGAGGAAAATCCTCAGCGAAGATCAAAGCTCCACCAGCCGTTTGTGCCATCTGAGTCAGTAGCGGACGGTCAGCATAATATCCATATTCAACAAAGGTGGCTGAAGAAAAACCAGCCGCCATGGCCTTTCCTACAGCTGCGAGAATTTCCGCTCGACCCCACTGGTTATCACAACCATCAGACATGAAAAAGAGCGAGGAGACGTTTCCGGGAACCGTCGTCTTAAGTTTGGCGACGAGTGTAGCTGCTAATTCAAGAGGCTCCTTGAATCCAGTCAAACAAACCGGTCTTAACCAACGATCGATGGCGTCTTCAACAGCCTTGAGATCTCCAAGACCGGCAACCTTCTCAGCTTCAAGCAAAATACCGCACTGGTTACGCCCACTAAACCAGATGATGGAAATAGTGTCTTTCGCACGCAAAAGCTTAGGAAGCTTCTGCTTCAGTTGAGTGCGAATATTC